CCCCCATATCCCCAACCACCGCCGTACCCCCATCCTCCATACCAGGCATTTGCAGGTGCAGCAGATATTAATGTAGCAGCAATAACGCTAGCAGCAACAGTCTTGCGCATCAATGTTCTCCTTAGTCCAGTCTCGAGCCAGCATAGGCTGTGAATCCATACCGCTTGAACACATCAGCGGCAGCACGAGCACCCACTTCTTTGGTATCCACATTCTGGCAGTGAAGTCCCGTGCCCGGTTCCCAATAATCAGCAAACGGTTTCAGCGCCGCTTCAAGTTCCGCAATGCGGGCGTCAGTTTTCTCAATAAACCACTTTACCCATTCGTCGTTTTTATCAATAGAAGCCTCTAGTTCCTCAATCCGCTTTGCTTGTGCCTCAATAGCATCAGCGGCTTTAAGCGCATCTTCTGGGTCAACCGTAGGCGCCATTTCCACACATTTCAATGTGTCTCGGGCAGCAATACCGTCACGACGCAATCTCTCAACAAGGTCTGAATAGTCAGTCATATCATGCTCCCCTGTTTATGAGTTTATAATAGCACCTTTGCGGGTGTTGTCAATAGGACCCAATACCTCTGCGGACTTTGCGTTTAGGAGCAGCAGGTTTACGCTTGCTGATGTTTACATTTAGAAACTCTACAAGCAGGGCATCCATCATAGCATCACGCTGGGCAGGGTCGTTGGTCTTGAGAACCTGGGCTAATTGGGGTGCTGCTCTATCTAGGAACTTATCCATTGCCTTAGAAGACATTTAACTCTCCTTTGTTTATGAGTATATAATAGCATCTTATGCTGACTAGTCAACCGTTATTTTTGGTGTTGTAAGTCGTTGATTATTTTAGCCATTCTTTGTGGTATTTTATCAATGTTTCTACTATCTGACCAGCATCTGCTGAGCCAAGCGTGTTTACATCTAGCATACCGTTTACATACGAGACTGGACTTAGATTGCGTTTGGTAGCGTATTCTACAGCAAGATCAATCAGCGTCTGGACTCTCTGCTCTGTCAGCTCTGACATTTTGAATACTCCGCTCGTTATGTCTCCAAACATAGTAGCACACTCCTGCAACTACTGCAAGAGTCGTCCATGGCTCTGGTGGTACTAAAAATCCCAGATCTGGACCACACTCATAAGCATATGCACAGGCTTCATTCCAATCTTGAAGATATTGATCAAGGGCAGTTGTCACAGCTAAATCTCCCTGTTTTTGGATATTTATTGCATCGCACAAATTTAGCTGAGTTTGGTGCAGTTGTCAAGTTATTCTTCAATTTCTTTAACTGCTGCCTCTACAGCTTTTTCTACCCGATCGATAGCTGAGTTGTCGCCGGGGAATAATTCTTTACTCAAGGCAATTATAAATCTCATGTTTTGAACTTCTTCTTCAGCGAGAATCTGTTGCTCTATTCGGTTGAGGTGTTCTTGTTCTAATTCTTCAGGTGTCTTGCCATTGACTAACGGTTCCTTAGGGACCGGCATGAGTTTATTAAATAACCAATTTATCATTTTATTATTCCTCCATGATTGCTTTGAGCAAATCTTCTTTAAATCCTGTAGCTATGATCATTTTCTGTAACAGTTTGATCTTTTCTGCTGCTATTTCCACAATCTGCCAATCCTCTAAACCTTCCGGACCACTATCTATGCCCCATAACGCAGTAGCAAGATCGCCCATGGGCAAATCCATTTTAGATTGATAATCTTCATCTGGTAGTTTGTTTTCAACAACAAACGGCCAGACATCTACTTTACTATCAACTTCAGACATTCACAACCCCTATCACTTGTTGAATACTGGTTTTGTATCACTCTCTACACACTCATGCACAATGTTTTCTCGTTTGATACCCGGATACTGTGCTTGAAGTTTAGCCAAATAATCAGGTTTTGTAAACACTGCATCTGCACGTTTTTCAAAGTCAGGTAGGTATGCTGTACAAGCATTCCAGTCGGGCATGGGCCCAACTACTGCCGATAAGACACCCATGATCTTAATGGTTAAGAATGCTTTCATTATACTCTCCTGTTACAAGATCCGCACACGGTTGAGTTGCGTAATACCATCATCGCGGTGTGCTTTGATTGTGCCTTTAAACGCTATTGTAACACCATCCTCCAGCTTATTGCGATATGCAAAGAACATTACATTGGTACCAAACTGTGCAGTAACATAGTGGGTACCCCACTTCTCACTGTAACGGCTTTCAATTACAGTGGCGTTGCCGACAACCTTTTCACCAATTTTGCCAAAATGGTTGCTACCAAAAGTGGCTTCTTGCTTCTTAACTCGCTGCTCGTCGCGCTTCTGTCCGCGAACATAGCCTTCTGGAAGGAATGCAACTGTAGCAAGTCCCAACCAATCATTGGCTGCAAACTCTGTACGGTTGGCTAATTCTATAGCCTGTGTGGTAAACTGATTAGCAGTACCTGACAGCACTTCCATCATCTTGTTGCGCCAGTAGGTGCGCACAACTTCTGCTTGAGTGCGATCTTCATTCGTAATGGATTCTGGAGCAAACAGGATATCGCGCATTATTACCTTATTAGGGTACGTAACAGTGTTTGTATCTTCGGTAATTTCTGGCTCTTTAAGGTACTTGCCGTTAATACGCAGAGCTGCACACGCCGCAGCCCACACAAGGTTCGCATCAATCATAGGAACTTCAGCAGCTTTACGTTTAGCCATGTCATTGCTCCTTTGTTTATGCTGTTACTTTAGCAGACTTTGCCACATTGTCAACCAGGTCACCGTTGATGTCAAATGGGAACTCACAAGCCTTATCTAATGCCATGCGAGTGATATAGAGATTGTCGGGATCTTCATCAGCCTCTAGATAGCGGATACGAGCACGACGGGCACGATCGATGGTAGTAAATAAACCCAGCAACTCGTCAAAGTGCCCGGCTCGGTACCACACTCCGTATACATTTGACATAGTAGCCTCCTTTGTTTATAAGTTTACTATAGCACCATTGTGGGTATTGTCAATAGGACCCGATACCTCTGCGGACTTTGCGTTTAGGTGCAGCAGGTTTACGCTTACTGCTGTTTACATTCAGGAACTCTACAAGCAGAGCATCTATCGCAGCGTCACGCTGGGCGGGGTCGTTGCTCTTGAGAGCTTGGGTGAATTGGGGTGCTGCTCTATCTAGGAACTTATCCATCGCCTTTGACATCGTATACTCCTTTGTTATGTGCTTATAATAGCACAATTAACCGGGTTGTCAATCGAAATCTGTATGTAAACAAGGGTGTTATAAGTCATTGATTTCAAAAAAATAGCCGGATCTACCACCATAATGACCCGGCTACTGAGCTTGATTTTATGTTATTATGTTAATTTGGATCTCTAAAAGCTATACGGCTTGCAGGGTACCAAACAGTCTTAACTCTATTGCTGGTATTACCTGCTATAACGCTGACGTACTTGCGTCCGTTACGATAGGAAGTACCTGCAACAAATCCCACATGATGTGGCATTACCGCAATGTCACCAGCATTACCATTTGATGGTGTACCATAACGGTAGAAACTTCTAGCCATATTGCTACCAGTTCCTCTATGACCACTTTGACGTAGAACTGCATTAGCCCATGCTGCACACCAAGGGGTGCGAGCTGGATCAACACCAAGTGTTCGCGTTAACGAACCGCGATTACCACGCTCGCTCATGCCCATATATGCCTGGGCACGAGACAATACGTTAGAACCACCGCTCCAGCCCCATGAATCAGTTGACTCAGATTCTGGTGCAGCATAACGTGCATGTCTTGATGCTTTGCGTGTTGCTCTGGTTGTTGGCTGTTCATTGGTATATCCATTTACTGGATCCCAGCCAGTAGACGCAGTTGCGTTACTGTTTGAACAATCACCAAACAAGTCAGTGCATTGTGCCTGTGGTGCAGCGACACGACCAGCGTGTCGCGCATAATGATGGCCATGATAGGGCCTTGCCTGTACTTCTGTTGCAAATGCTGCAAGACCAAATAGTCCCACAACTGCTACAAAGGTACTCATAAGGCTTCTCTTGCCTGTCTTCATTTCACTCTCCTCAATTTTAAAGCCGCGGAATTGCGACGCAGAATCTCTTGGTGGGTGAGATTCAAAGAGGTAGAACTAATTCGCGTGTTAGTCTACCCAAAGATGTTGTCTTGCCATCGATCAACATCTGTGCAGGCTTGTGTATATCCTTTGTTTAACCCGCACACACTGCATAAAACACTGAAAAAACAGCAATCTATGCAAGAGCTCGTTGGATATTTACCATCTCAATGAGCTCATTAACTACTATATTAACAATTCACAGTCTCATACACAATCTTCTTGCCGTGTTTCCTCATTACAAAATTCTTGATTTTTAATTCATTTCTGGAATCTAAATCAGCCACCGTAAGACTTTTTGCAAACTCTTCAACTTGATGTGTACTAAACCCTGTGATGTGATTTTGATCTAAAATATGTAGAAGTAAATTCTTTAATCTACGTCTGGATAATAATTTGACCTTACGCCAATCTAACGATCCGTCACTGTTAGAACATGACTCTAAATCAATACGTGCCAGATCCTGTGTCAGTTCCCAACCCTCGTTAATCAACGCAATAGAGCGATGTAGGTTAATGTCTGCGATCTCATTGCGTTCTATAATCACAGGCCATAACTCATGTCTGATCCAATTACGATCAAAATTTGTATCCATATTACTAGCATCTTCAATATTGGGAACCAGATTATCTGCAGCATAATTTTTAATTCTATCCTTGTCCCAATTCAACAAAGGTCTTACTAATAATACCTGTGGATCGATCCAACTTGGTCCAGTTTTGGTCATACAGCGTAGGCCTTTTAATCCACTGCCTCGGAATAATTTTAAGAAAAAGGTTTCGCATTGATCGTCAGAATGGTGAGCAAGTACAATCATATCAGAGTGTTGCTCAGTAAATGCTTGATATCTAGCCTGTCTGGCTGCACGTTCTAAATTGTTTCCAAACTGCTTGACATCTACTCGCACAACTTCACAGGGAATAGATCTTTCAATACAGTAATCTTCAACAAACTTGGCCCAAGTTGCTGAATTTGGAGAAATTTGATGATCCACATGTAACACCTTGAAATCTTTTTGAAAATAATTGCGATTTCTGTGTAAAATGTCAACTAGTACCATGCTATCAACACCGCCACTGACTCCAACAATGATTTTTTTGCCCGGTGCTAGTAGTTCTCGTAATTCTTTTAACTCATGCGGCTGCATTAACACTATTCCTATTGAAATTAACTAGTATTAACTTATAACCTATTGTATTGATTGTCAATGCCTAGACCAGAGACTCTAACCATTCATGTAGAATTTCAGCTGACTTATCGCTGTTTAACATGGCATCTAGTCCCCAATGCAGGGGAGTTGGAAGGTCGTCTAACCCGCACCATTTATATTCAGCAGACTCCCAATCAAGTATTGGCTTGAATTGTTTTTCAACTTGAACTGCATAGACTTTGTAAATGCTCATTGGCCACTCGGTCTTGAGAGCATAAATCATTTTCATAGGACAATCAGCAACATCATAGTTGATTTCTTCAAGGGTTTCTCTGATTGCTGTGGTTACATAGTCTTCTCTGGCAGATCCTCTACCACCAGGTATGCCCCAGGTATGCGGATTGTCCACATATTCACCGCGGAGAACAAACAACCAATTGTTGGTATCACGAGCGTGTATAAGACAACCTGCTGCTCTGTGTATATCTGGATTCAAGTCACTTGCTCTCATACTGATATTTATAGAATTATTTAACGATCTATCTTTGGCAGTTTCTTTAGTGCTTGCAACTCACTCTTATAAATTGCTCGTTGTCTGGTGGGATCACCCAGTATGTCTTGGTAGTCTGCAATAGTAGCTGTCAACTCTGCAATGCGCTTGGCTATTTCATCATATGCATCCCGGGCCCAGCGATAGCTGGGTAGACTTGCAATACGTTCTATTTGATCATCATCAAGTGGTATCTTAGCCTTGTTACATATGGTTTTAATTTGTTCAACTACTTCTGCTTTATTCTGGGCCGTGGGTAGAAACTTGGGCAAGTTCTTGTCAATACACTCTTTAAGTGCCAAGTTGAAACACAGTGTATAGGTAGCATCTGCAACTAACTTTTCATAACGAGTTACATACCAACCCAATCGCCAAGCCACAAACTCTGTTAACAGTATTTCTGCATCTTCATACTGCTTGATACTATCACCGTCCCAGTCAAGAACAACCAATCGTTCAGTTGTTTTACTCTTGAGTTTGAAGAATTCGATTGCTTTATCTTCTGTCCAACCGTTAATAGTGCCACGCTTGAACCGTACTTCAATCTTGATCTCTTTTGTACTGCGATCAATGTAAGTTTGTATTTGATCATCGTCTTCCATTTTGTTAAGACGTGCTTTGAATTTTTCTAGTGTTAGATCAGGTGGCAATTCTTCAACCCAAACTGTGCTGCCGTCTAGTCTGACTTTACCAGTAAACTCCCAGGCATTGCCGCCCAGGTTACGAGTCTTACAATCAAGGTAATCATATGTTGGAATCAGTCGATCAAACTTCTTACCGTCTAATACCTTAATACATGATTCAATTAGATCTTCTAACTTGCGTGGTAGTATTTCTGTACTCCAACCCACAGCAATACCACTAATACCATTTAATAGCACCAGAGGTACAAGCGGTAAGAAGTTCTTGGGTTCTAATACTGAACCATCATAGTTTTCTTTTAGTGGAATAATATCGTAGTCAGGATATATTAGTGCCTCTGTTATGCCGTTCTTTTTGAGATAGGTATAACGAGGAGCACCCCAATCAGTAGGTCCAACCTTGGTACCAAATGCACCAATGCCTTGCAAGAACGGGACATTATTACAGTACGTAGCAGCCATTAAACTTAAAGTATCAGCAGCACTTGCGTCACCATGGAGGTAACAACCGCTTGATATCATTGATCCTGCTAAAGAAATAGTTTTAATTTTTTCACTAATTGGTTTAATAACAAATAAAGCTTTACGTTGTGCATCTTTAAGACCATCACTGATACTAGGAATGCCGCGGTTTTGGCATACATATATGGAATATTCCCGACTAGTAGTTTTAATATAATCTGTAGTATCCTGGTACATTGTTATTGTCATGTTGCTGATGCCTTTTTACAATTATCTCCGTGCCATCTTGTATAATTTCCTAAATTTGTTTCTATTCCGCAGTGTGGGCATACCTTACGAGCATTTCGAGCCCGCAATCCAGGACCACATTTTTCAAGTCGCTGTTCAGGTGTCATAGAGTCCCAATTTGCTTTTACAATTTTAGAGCGTCGTTCATAGTACAGTTCTTTTTCTTTTTCAGTAAAATCTTTCATTGCCATTCGTTCTTTAAATTTCTCTCTGCCGTGTTGCCAGGATTCTAAATTCGGATATTGTTTAGCCAACTTAGCTATTTTTACCTTCCATGCAACTTGTTTATCTGTTAAACCATTGTTTCTTTCTTTTTGTTCTGCTATCTCTTGTTCTAGTAATCGTGTTTTACATTCAGGATTATAATTAATATGTTTTACTGTATTATTTAGAACATCTGGATGATTTATAGATAATTTTTTAATGCTACCGTCTGGATATCTATAAATTGCCATACCTGATCGTCCAGTTGACTTATGTAGTCCTGCTTGATGATTTTGAAACCGAGTTTTGCGAGCCTTTTGTAATATCTCAGGTGTTTTTACAATATAATTGCCTTTATTACCGTTATAACCATTGGGCCATAATGTTCCTAAATATTCTATGTAAAATTCCTCCTGAGTTTTAAAATATAAATCATCCTGATTGCCTTCTTCTAACAACTCGACTACAAAATCTTCAACAGTTGCGCTACCTGATTTTAACTCATTCCATAAATAAACTCCGCCTTTACCGGTCATATGCTCCTGAAATCGTTTAAGATAATCTTTATCTCTTGCTATGACTATTCCAATGTAAGACTTGTTATTCTTAATATTTGTAATTTTATAAACTTGTTTCATGATTTTCCTTATCGCTAGTATAATTATAATATATATTTGCACTGCGATAAATTTTATTTTTAATTAATTTTATTATCTAAGCTAATCCACTCCTTGCGATTATCAGCCCTTGCTGAATTAAATATCAAATCCAGTGCCTCACCTAATTTACCATCATCTGTGATAGGAATCAACTGAGGTACCTTTAAACTGTGTATCCAATCTTCTTCTTCAAGACTACCCAGGCCCTTGGCTCTGGTCGGCTTTGGACAGTTTTTCCAATCCTTAGGATCATACTCGTGATAGTTGTGAGCATACCAGTAGTGACGTTTCTTGGCCTTCTCCTGAATAATAAAAGGAGTTTGAAATGCATAAAAGTAGGGTTCCTGTTTGGGATCAAACAACTCCGGCCAATACAAATAAAAGAAGTTGATCAACAATGCAGTAATGTTAGCACCGTCTGGATCCTGATCCGCTGCCAAGTATACTTTACCGTAGCGTAGATCTTTGCGTTCAGCTCGTTGGCCTAACACACAACCAATACTGGTCATTAGATCCTGTATGATTTGATTTTCTACAATGTCCTTGGGTGCTTCGCCACGTACGTTTAGAATCTTACCACGTAGGGGTAAAGCGCCATGTACTTCTGGATCACGTACAGCACTTATCATTCCTTTAGCAGAATCACCTTCTGTAATAATAAGAATACAAGTGGATCTGTCTTTACCATTGGCATCTAGTAATTTTGGTACTTTGTTACGCATGAGCTTGCGACCAATCTTGGCCAAGTCTGCGTCATCTCGTTTTTGTGTTCTAGCTGCACACCTTGCGTAGATTTCGTCAATCCACGGCTTGTGCTTTTTGATAATGTCCTTAAACACTTCCTCATTATCGAAGTATGCTTTGATATAACTGTCAACATTCTCATTAATGAGTCTGGATTTAGATTGTGAGTCAAAGTCTGGAGAAAACATAGTCGTCACGTTATAAATTAACAACCCCTCGCTGATGTCAGACCGATTAGGAGTTAATCCTCGACGTTTGCTTTCACGTTCTAGTGCTCGAATAAGCCCGCTATAGAACATTCTCTTGAATGTATCAATATGAGTACCGCCATTGAACGCAGGAATATCATTTACAGTGGTATGTATATACTCGCCGTCTTTGGCAAAGTTACTCACAAGATAGAACGCACTATTAAAGTTCTTATCATCGACGCTTAGTTTAATAACTTCTTTGTCATTAAAGAATGTGCGTTCAATTGAGTGCTTGACCATAATACGTTCGCCATTGAACGTAAATTTAACCCTGGGATGGTTAGCGGCTATTTCATGTATACGTGCTTGCATAAATGCCAAAGGTAACTTGGCATTTTTAAACACAGTCTTGCTTAATTTAAATTTAACTTGTGTTCCGCTATGACCACCGTTCTTGGTAATCTTTGGTTCATTGATTATTAATTCTGGAAATAGGTCGGATCCTTCTTTGAACTCTTGTATAAACTTCTTGCCGTCACGATGTATTTCTAAATGAAACCATTCAGAGCAGTTTACAACCGTGCTTGCACCAATGCCGTTGGTACCACGTACTTCTTGACGATCACCAAAGTTACGACCAGCTCGGGCTTGTGTTAGTGCCAGTGTAGCTTTGTGTATACGTTCATTCTCATCCCAGTCAATTGGAATACCGCGACCATCATCAGTAACTGAGAACACCATTTCTTTTGGTTCAAAGGTTATGTCAATCTTGGAACCTTTCTTGTGACCGATTACCTCGTCCAGTGCATTATCTAGTAGCTCTCTAAATGCACAATAAACAGCAGGTGTCCAGGTTAGATCCATTGGCAGTAATTTGGTTCCATTCCAATGTACTATGTTTTGTGTATGAGCAGTTCTACTGCCCAGGTACATTTCTGTACGTTTGCGATGATGTTGGTAATCTGTGAGTTTGATAATTTCTTCTGACATGACAGTTGTTAGTTATACCTTTTATCAGTAACTTGTACAATATAGTACTTTAACTTCGATTAATTTATTTGTCATCTGAAAAGATTGAAGCGATGCTGTAACTGTACAACATCGCTTCTTTCGAGTTAATAAGGTTAATATATTACGAGTTTTTACAAAAATAATTAAGTTAAATTTCAATCAATTCAACGCATACACGTGGCTGATTGAATAATACAAAAATAATTTACGCTACAATAAGTTTCATCAAACATCACTTGATATCAACTGTTTGTCTGGTTAATACCAAGCAATGTTATTTATAGTACCATTCAGTGGCATTAACTGTCAAGTTTAAAGTGTGGGTATCGTAACCTGTTTAAAATCCGCAGTCCTAATGACTCTTACTAGTGTAGTCCACCGGCTACCGCAGATTCCCAATATTAGATCTTTCAGCCAGTTGTCCTACCTGGCACCTGCTACTCCCCTGTTACGGGTGATCTAAATTTGGGTCGTGCTGTTCCTCTACGATTAGGATCTGTGACTCGTCTTTCCTCCAGACCCACAAGATCATTATAATAGATAAGTTTAAAATTGCAACCGTTGGTTAGATAATTGCAACAGCAGCAGTCACATATCGTGATGCAACCATAACGCCGATGTTGGAAATTATCTTCAATATTGCTGTAACAGTCTTACGTCTTTTGTTGATTTTGAACACACGTTTAACCAGGAACATAACGCCTTCGATTACCACAAATTCTATGACTTCTTTTATTATTATATTTCTTGCTGTCAACATGGACGTTACTCCAACTACAAATAGTGTTCGTCAATATTTACTTATAGTTCAAAAAAAGTCAACTCTTGTTGTGATTTTTAAAGTAATAGGGAGATTGTTTAATACGGTTCTCCCCTGACCGCAGACCTTAAACCTTAAGCAGCGATTTTCATCTCTACAACAGGTGTATTGTCATTTGCAAATGCGTTAGCATTTATTAGTTTTATTGCATTAACCAAGCTTTCGCCGGACCATCTACTTCAATCTTTATTCGCTTGTTAATCCTATGTCTGGCCCATCATAGTAACATTGCCAACCGCAAAGGGCGATTTCGTGGGCTAAGCCTAGGAAACAATGTTACTATGGTAGATCAGCCCGGTACTGCCCCGGGGTCCATAACGTTTTATTACATTGCTATCAACAATGGTAATTTATTTATAGTGTCTTATTTTAAATTGTCAATCAACGCTGTCTTCTTTGCCAGAAATGGATCTCATCAATGATATGGGATAATCCACAATACGAGACAGTGCTTCTATTGCTAGTTCTTGTCTGACACCACCAGCAATTTTATCTTTAGACCACATGACATATTTGATTAATGCATTAATATCACGTGCATTTTGATCGCGAATTTCGTTCTGCATTTTGGACCCTCAGAATCGCCTTCTGCAAAGATACTTACCGTCACAGACTGAATTATAGGAGATCAACCCTATAAATTGTTCAGTCCTCCGGAATTGTATCTTTGCGAAGGTCCCGGATATCTGTATCCGGCTGTTTAACTATTACTTCAAATATCTAAGTTGTCAACTTGGACCTGTTGGTCCTGTTGGTCTTGTAACAGCGGGTTTTTCAACTGGACGGAAATCTGTATTGTCATCTACATCAGCACCACAGTCGTGTACATCGTCGATTTCTGTTGATTGTTGTAGGTTTTTGGCTATTACCATGCTGAGATAAGTCCAACAAATGGTAGCAGCAGCTAAACTGGTTATTTCAGCATGATCGTACGGAGGTGAAACCTCTACTAGATCCATACCTATCCAATTTAATCCAGCCAAATATTCCAAGCATTCTAACACCCACATGCTGGATAGTCCACCAATTTCTGGTGTTCCGGTACCGGGTGCATATGCAGGATCTAGTGCATCAATATCGAATGTAAGATAAACCGGAGTATGGTCAATAATTTTAATTGTGTTTGAAATCACGGCCATTAAGTTAGTCTGTGCATATCTAGCAGTAAATGTAGTACCACCATGGTGATCTAGAAAGTTTCTGGACTTACTATCGGAAGGACTTCGTATTCCGATGCTAATAATCTTTGTGGGATCAACCAGTTCTTCTGTGATAGCATTATACAACCAAGTTCCGTGGCCAACAGGTTCATCAAAATTTGTACGCCATGTATCACAGTGTGCATCAAAATGTACAACAGCTATCTTACCATATCGCTTGTTCATAGCACGTAGTATTCCAATGGTAACTGTGTGATCACCGCCCAGAAATACTGTATGCTTGTTCCAATTTAATACATTATTTGTAACTGTTTCAACTTGTTCTAACATTTTCAATGTATTACCGACAGTTATGTCAGCATCGCCGAGATCCACTGTATGATCTCGAATGTTGACATTGAAATAAGGGTGATACCCATCCGTTAGCATCATGCTTGATTCTCGTATAGCAGCAGGTGCAAATCTTGCACCCGGTCTATATGATGTAGCAGTATCGCTAGGTAATCCTATAACTGCAAAACGTTTTGTTGTATCGTCGGATGTTTTACAAAATGTACGTAAACCTTGAAATGGTTTAGATATCATACAATAAGACCTTTTTCTCCTGCTCTTGGTACAGCAATACCACTCGTGTTGTGGATATATCCACTTTTAACTTCATCAGCTGCTGTAAGCATGGTTATAATATGAATATGTTTTAAGGTTATTTTTGAATCGCTATTAGCACCCAGCACAAAAAATGGGAGCATTTGTATACCAGGCCTTCCTGTTTTTTCGTCAATTGACACGTTCAGTAGTACTGGCTTTTGAATGGTAACTGTATTGGTATCTTGTGACACAAATTTAGCAACAATTTCTTCCTGAGTAACCAACTTAATGGTTACAACATCATTGGCTTCGATAGCTTTTTCTATTAACATGATCAATCCTTGGGTAAATGATATTTTAGTATACCATGTTAATATCGTCGAGATCAATCAAGCTTTGAGATAACTTGGTAAGTTTTCTCCATTTTGGCCGGCGCTGATAATACTAGGTGGGTTGGTTGTGTATCCTACTCTTGATGCATCACTTTTTGGAATACCTCTGTTATATGATACATGTATCCAACCTGCTGCACTTCCGCTTGGGGACTTTTCATATAGCAACTGACGGAATTTTATTCCGCTATTCAATATCCATTTAAACATTGCTACATTACCGCTAGGAGTTCCTAGGCTAATATCTGCTGCACAACCGGTGATATGTTCACTTGTTAACGAGCCGCCTATCCTTTGATTATATGCTGTAGATCTATAAGCACTATTAAGTGGATCTTTGTTGAAATGAAATTGTGCATAAACTGGATCTAATACATTTAAACAAAGTTCAATAAAATTTGCTGCAACTTGTCTAGCTGATAAGTTAAATGTTGATTCATTTTGAGGTGGGTTTCTAATATGTGCCATTTTAAAATATTGACTTATTTGTTTATTATAAAATGGATCAGATATATCAGTTGGGAAACTATTGGGAAGATTATCAACTGATAACTCATACGTACCCGACGGTGCGCTGGGATTTGGATTAGGGCCTGTGGCGCTAAAATCATTGTATGCACCGGTTGCACCTGCACTAGAACTGATTCCGCTACTAGCTGGATCACCGCCATTGTCATCACCTTTAGCACCTTCCCCCATGAGTGCAGCTTCATTTCTTAACATAGCAGCATGACCACTTTCGTTGGAACTATACATGGTCAAACCGCCAACTGATGCTGTACCAGGAGAACCATCATTAAACGCACCAGCAGGCGGTCTCCAGAGAGCCACTGGTACTTTATTAACAAACACATTGTTGCTGTAAAAAACATCTAATCCTGCATATGTTGGAGGATTTAATGGCATATTAGCATCCTTAAAATTATATTGTTTTGATATTTATAACTGATTTTTAGTTGAAATTAGGAGTAAATATATTATATTACAATTTAATAGGTTTTTCGATGAGTAATGATTTTGGTGGCATTAATGATCCATCTAACGGGCAGGGAGCGGTACCAAGCTATGCAACTGCATTCAAAGGCACTTTTGCACCGTTGCCTACTGCATTGCCAGATTCTGGCAATGTACCTTTAATAGGGTCCCCTATTATTGGTACACCTGTTGTAACTGATACATTACAATTGAAAGAATGGAGAATCTACTCACAAGATAATAAACTATGGGCCAGTAACGGAACACATAATTTACAATTTGTTCTTGTTAACCCAGCAGGTTTAGTACAAAGTACCAACGCCCCGAACAAACTAAGTGACGGCAGCGATGGTAGTAGTGGATCTAGTCTTGGTAATACTGCTGTAACTGGACGTACGGTTAGCGCAACTGGTGGTGCTAGCACTGCTGCCGGAATACCAACATTTAATAATATTACCTATGGCAACACCAGTACAGATGTACCTCCGCCTGAATCTTCTGCTGGGGGATCATCTGCAAGCGGGTCCACAAGTGGCGGAGGTACCGGAATTGTAAATCAAGCAATTTCTGCATATGGAAGTTTAGGTATTGGTCCTCTTAATAACACACCTTGTTTACCTCCTGATATATCTAATATGTTGAGTGGACTTACCCCTGGTGGGTTGACTGCACTTGTTATGGATTTATCTAAACAAACTCAAGAGTTGACTAATATGACAAAAATGATATCAACTTTATTACCAGGGTTACCATATAGTGCAACAGGTACAATATTAAGTCAACTCACCAAGGGAATCAAAGGTATTACCAGCGGGCTGTCTAGCATTAAAGGGGAATTAACAGGAGGATTATCCAATATTACTAGCGAGCTTGGTTGTATCACACAAGATTTAACTGCAATCAGTTCATCTATTACGTCAACCATTGGGTCATTATCTAATCAAAGTTTTATCAGTTCATTGCCCAACAACTTGTCAGTTGATTCATTAATAAGTCAACTATCGTCAACAAATTCCCAATTGAATGCCGGAGTTTCTGCTATCAATTCATTTAATAATAGTTTGGGTTCACTTGGTACAGTAGGACCACTTAGTACTACTACACAGATTATTCAGCCAGGGATTACCAATACCACAGTCACAACTACATCTATGCAAATGGCCGGTGCTGAACTTGAATTTTTAGTAAATGGCGTTTACAAATTAACAAATTTTTCATCATCTGTTAGTACTGGTTTTCAAACTGTACAACAATATTTAGGTAAACCTATATCAGTCACAGATTGGAACCATTTGATTGCTGCTGCACATGCGGTGTCTGGATCTGATCTAACAGAATATGTGTGGGCAATTGGAACTATATTAAATCGCAGTCGATTAACAGGATTAAGTGTGACAGATATTTTAAAACAACCTGGCCAATTTACTGCAATAATATCATTTCTTGACAATACATGGTCTGAAAAGTTTATAAACGGACCTGCGTTTGATCAAGAATATATTATTAATGATTTAATAGTTAAAGATTTAAACTCTATCCCAAAAAACAACTACTACTTTGATTCAGCTATAGGTAAGACCGCTGCAAAACGCAGCGGTGTAGATGGTATTTTAATAGGACAAAGTTTTGTATATCCCGGCGCAAAATGGCCTTAGTTAATACCCCAAAATGCTATTAATTCATTATAGCCGCCTATATAATTATTGTCTAGCCATATTTGTGGTACAGTCTTGGCATTAGGAGCTCGTTCGAGTAATGCTTCGCGAGAAACCAATTCTTGATTTGGCTTAAGATCCGAACCTTGTGATTCTGTCAACTTTATTATTTTTTCTTCGTATTCTACGCCCTTGATTTTAAATAAATTCTTAGCCTTATCACAATATGGGCAATTAGGCTTTGTCCAAATTTCTGCTTTCATGATATTCCTTTGAATCCTTATGTTTAATGTGTATGAGATTTCCCACCGCGTCTTGACCAATCCACACTGAATCTGGCGGCGGTTCCACTCCAGCATGTTGATAATGCCACGCCCACTTGCTAACATAGGCAACTGTGGGTTTAAGGCATTGAACTATTGATAACTTACTTTGTTTAACAGCTTCCCAAAAATATCTATCACTCCATAATCTAGACCCCGGATCAGTAACCCAATATGACATCAAATGTAAAGCTGCACGAGTTAAAAACATGCAGTTGGTATCAACCATGTTCTCACCGTTGCTCTCTATTCTATCCACATAAAGTTCTGTACCGTCTAGTGCATGTATTCTACGAGTAGCTATAACTCCTGCAGCACCAGATTCTTTTAGTGTTTTAACCATATTTTCAATATGATCCGAATCGATCCAGTTGTCTGCATCTAAAAATCCTACTGCATCATATCCTCTACTAAATGCTGAAATTGCACCCAATGCTCGGGGTGTAGCACCTGCATCTACGTGAGAGTGAGGTAACTCTACGTGTTCTACATTCCATGATTTACATTTGGGATTAGGAAACCCATCAGCGACCATCAAATGAGTTACATTTGGATGTGTTTGATTCACAACACTGTCGTGACACTTTTTCAGACATTTGATAGACTCCTTATAATAAGGAGTAATTATGGCTACTTTCATTTTGTATCTTTTCTAAATTACAAGTTTGGAAGCTCGTTGTAATCAATAACAGAATCCATTACACCTATTATATAATTTGTGCTTTCAGACTCTTGCAATGCAGTTTGCTTCTTGCTAGGATCACTGTGCTTATTGAACCAAGGTATAGGAGTAGTCTTAGGACCAAAACCTTGATATTTAATGCCAACTTCTTTCAATGCAAGCATTGCTGTATAATCAACAAAATCTTTTAGAATGTTAGCATTGAGCCCAATTACAGGACCCTTCTTAAACAAGTAATCTGCCCAGGATTTTTCTTCCTGTATCACACTCATGTACATTCTGTAGACTTCGTCTTGACATTCTGCTTTTGCATCAGCAAATCTAGCGTCGTCTTTTGCTACTTGATTAATAATATAAGCAGTCCACTCCTTATGCAATATTTCATCCTGTAAAATTAAGCTGATAATATTACCATTACCAATAAAGATTTTGTTCTCTACCATAGCTAGGCTAGTAGCAAATGATACCATGAAACGAAACGCTTCTAGTGCATAGCTAGCATGTAATGCCAACCAAACTGCCTTAACATGGTCTTTTTCAGATACAGTTGCGCCAGTTTCTTTTAGGCAATTTATTTGATGCAATCTATCATAATAATTACCCACACTAGAAGCCATATCAACAATCTCTTGTGTATCATGAATCGTATTAAACACATCTTTTGGTACATTATAGATGTTTCTAATGATATGACTATAACTGCGGCTATGGATGTTTGTTTCAAACATTGACCAAATCAGTACCAACGCTTCTAATTCTGGAACACTTACCACAGGACTGAATACCTGCACCGGGCCACGGCCTTGTATACTGTCCAGAGCTGTTTGACGCAGCAAGTTGCTGGTAAAGATATGTTTTACTGCATCGCTTGCATCTTTGAAATCATTGGCATCTTTGGTTAGTGATATTTCCTCTGGGACCCAGAAGAAACCTCGTTGAGTTGCTTCGAACTTTTGTATCTTAGGATAATGCACTTCTTCAAATCGTTGAATAGTTACTGGTCCAGCAGGATCTAGAAACATCTTTCGATTAAGATAATCAGTTTTTGTTTTTAAATTATATTGAGCCGTTGACATTGTCTACTCCGTTATCCATTATTATAGCTTACAAGCTTCGCAGTCTGAATCATCGTCACTGTAGTCTATCGGTGCCAGTTCTTTAATTAGATCAAGGTCATCAACTTTTGACCCAGATTTATCCATTAGGCTATAATACAAGGTCTTCAATCCCCATTTATGTGCCTGCATTAAATTTTTAGCTATCAATGTGGTTGGGACTTTGCGATCTGGAAAATGTTTAGGCGAATAAAACGTATTCACTGAAATAGCCTGATCAACATATGCAGCTAACACCGCAGCAGTTTTCAAATATCCGATACAGTCTGTTTGATCCCACATCAACTGATACTTGTTCTTGAGTCTGTGATATTCCGGAACCACTTGCGTAAGTGATGCAGCCTTGCTTTCTTTAGTAGCAATCAAACTCATTGGCATTTCTATACCATTTGTTGAATTAATACAAACTGAACTTGATTCAACAGGAGCAACTGCTAGCAGCGTAGCATTACGTACTCCGTGTTGTTTTATTTCATTTCTTAATGATTCCCAGTCAAGTTCTGGTGTAAAGTCTGTAAGCTCATTAACACCATTTGCTCTTAACTCCCAAGGAAACGTGCCTTGGCCATAGCGTGTCTTAGCACTATCTAAACAAGGACCGCGTTCCTTTGCCAGCTCTACTGTTGCTTCAGTTAAATAAAATGCCTGATGCTCTATAAATGTCTTTACTTCTGCTAAGCATTCTGGATCACCATACTTCAATCCTCTCTTGGCTAAGAAGTATGCTAGATTAGTGACACCTATGCCAATCGGACGTATCTCGTCATTTGATAATTTAGATTGGATACTCAAGAAGTCCTGATAATCTAAAATGTTATTCAAGCTTCTAAGCAGAATTCTACAAGCACGTCTCATGTCTTCTGGATTGCGGAATGCACCCCAGTTAATTGATCCAAGTGTACATAGGGAAATACGACCTTCTGCATCATCTAAACGCTTGAACGGCTTGTTAGGTAGTGTGATCTCACAATTATGAATCAATATATCGTTAGCAAAAAAACATTCTGTTTCTGGAACAGAAATGTCGTATACGTCAGTTTGTTTAACTTTGATTTTTTTAATTTTGATCATATTTTTAATTTTCCTAATTTAAAATCTGGATTATGTTTACAAAATTCTGCTTCGTTTGTGACTTTTATATTTTTCACTCCATTATTGTACCAACGATGTTTTGAAGAATGCGCAGATGCTAATTTTCTTTGTGCATTGCTTCTATGATATGAATCATATTTAATTTGAGTACCTTTTACTGAGTTAACTTCATTTAATAAATCATTCACAGAATCATAATTATTCCAAATCCAAGCTAATGATATTTTTTTAAACTCTGAAAATTCTTTTTTTATTGCAGAAGTAAGTAGTGACAATTTTAAATACCTGTCTTGACAAGAATTAACTACACAATTTAATAATCTTTCTCGTCTTTCAAGGGTTAGCTCTTTATAATTAGTGTTATTTGAACCTACTTGTGACTTTCTATTTGCTGTTTTTGCTGGAAGACCTTTACAATGGTGAATCCATTCGCCGGATAATACTTTCGGATGATCTATTGGCACAGAACCTATTTTTTTCCGAGTTAGTGCATCCACAACCGGCATTTTTCCAGTTTTTGCTTTACTAATACTCTCGATTCCCAACATACGCAAGTGTTCCATCTCTTTCAAAAAATTACTATCAATCTCTGATAAATTTTTCTGTCTTTTATGATTCCCTGTGGCTTTTACAAAAAAGAATTGCAATGCTGAGCCAGCTGAATATGCATATCTTGAATCTTTATATATTTCATACAAATAATAATGTGCTATTAAATGTTCAGAAAATGTTAGAAAAACCAAGTTATCAGAACTGTTTGGGTTCCCATCTAAATGTCCCTTAGGTCCGGGTCGCCTCCGGTTTTTAAATAGAAAATCTGGAATAATATGATGTACTTCATAATATATTCCTTGATTCTTCATTCTATTCTCTTTTCTAGCATTATCAATAATATTTTTATACAACTTTTTATACATATGAATTTCTCCATATGTATTTATGTTAGCAATCAGTTTTCAATACATAACTCGTCCGTTTCTACAAGTTCATCCGCTCTAACATAACCTCTATTTTTGGTATAAATTAAATGATCAGCAGTGCATTGGATAATCTTACCACTTTCATCTGTGATCTCATAAAGTTCTGTTACTGTTTTAGTTTTCATTGCACCTGAAATATCAGCCCATATTACTTTGTCATTCTTAAAACTTTTAATCTTTGATTCAGTAAGGCCGCCTAATTCAAATCTTTCTACTGCACTAGCAACCGACATTGTTTCAATTTTCCCGCTTTTATGTAAAAAGGTTACGCGAGTATCGCCTGTAATACAACAGAGATTTGATTGGTAAATTGGATGTACCTTGGGATCAAACGGTCCTTGATTCTGAACATTATCAGTATACATCAAATAAATTCGACCAGTATCAGTACGTTCTTTTAAAATACCGCCCTTAAATACTTCTTCTGCACTCATAGTCTTAGTGCGTATATCTTTACGTTTTTCATACTTAACATAAAGGTTTTCAAATAGTTCCGTATCTCCATAAAATGCTTCAAATAAATCTGGTACTTCGTTCGGATCAAAGAATGTGATATTTTCTTTGTTCTTAAAGCGACGCCAAAAGAATGCGTTCAATACTACTGCATAATCCATATGACGTACACGAGTTTCTTCAGTACCTTGATTATTTTTTAATACAATCAAATCATCAAATTGATAGTGCCATATTGGGAAGTAAACAGTACAGCTGGAATTCCTAATACCACCTTGTGAACAGCTACGTAGATCACCAAACCACTTCTTTAGGAACGGAATCATACCTGTATGTGTAATCTCCCCGCCTCTAATTGGACTACCAAGGGGACGTAGTCTACCAATTTCTAACCCGATACCAGCTCGTTTACTTGCATACTTGGCCATCATTTCGCCAGCAGCAAAAATACTGTCTAGATTATCGTCAGCACGTATGAGAACACAACTACTGAACTGTTTAGTTGGTGTTCCTAATCCTGCTAGCACAGGTGTAGCTAGAGTAAACAATCCGTCTGAGGCAGCATTATAGTATTCTTTAATATATTTCATTCTAGCTTGACTAGGTTCTTCTCTATGAAACACTGTTGCGGCTGCTACAATATACCTAATCTGCGGTGTTTCGTATATCTGTTTAGTGGCACGATTACGTATCAAGTATTTTTCAATTAATTGTTCAATTGCTGCATAGCTGTACGCTTCATCTTTGGTATGATCAAGGATATCGTTCATTCGATTCCAATCATCAACTGTGTACCAATCTAATAAATCTCGGGTATATAATCCTAATTCCACATTATGTTTAACAATTTCATATATGTGAGGCGGATTATACTGACCGTAGACATCCTTACGCAACATACCAAGTCGTTGATTGCCGGCTACAAATTGATAATTGGTATGTCCGATATCTGGATTAGATTCTATATCGATTAGATCAACTATAGCACGTAGGGTTATTTCATCTATTTCTCTGGTGCTGATACCATCATAAAAATGTGGTTGTGCTTTGATTTCTATCATTGATTGACTAACGTCAGCTATGCCCGTGCAGACCTTGGTGATCTGATTTTGCCATTTAGTAACATCTAACGGCACTTTTGCTCCGCTACGTTTTACAACTCGAATCGATGACATCATTTACCTCAATAATTTAAATTTTCAATAGCGGATTTTTTTTGGAAAGTAACTCTATTTACAAATTATAACAGATAATATCTAAAATTTAATTATTAAATTTGAATATATTTTTTGTCATTATACCTGTATCTACTATGTATAATCAATGCATTGTCAAAATCTATTACATTTGCATGACTAACATTCAGCACAAACTTGTTATCTACAATTACAACCAAGTGCTGCATAGTTTTTTCGGTATCACTGGCTAGACCAATTTGTACTCTATCCGAAGTCCATCGTTCGCCTCCGCTTAACAATAAAGTATACTGCATGCCCAGTGCTATAGCACTGTAGTCTAAATTTTTTGTAGCAATTAATTCCCAGGGATCAGGCCATGTTGCTCGATCGTCCCAGTTTAACCAATATTTTGAAATTGGGCATTGTGCCCACCATTTTGCTACAATATTTAACTGTTCAGAGTCAGTTAGAGTATCATTCAAGCTATTTCTTAGTTGTTTCCATTCTTTTCTTAGATTTTGTGGGCTTTCAAAGAAAGGGTTGTTCATATCAGGTTAACCATGATGATGAAGAAACTATGAAAAATGATGCATCATATCCTGTAGTAGTGCTAAGATATGTTATTATCAATTTTCCATTAGCACTGTCTAATCTATATCCAAATGTGATCCCAACATCATCTTTTAATGTTGTGTACTCATCTTGTAATACAGTATTAACACCGTCAGTTAACATGGTTATTGTACCAGTTCTTTTGTTATTATTTCTAGATATACTATAGATTATATTAATTGTATTATACTCTCTTATATAGAAAAATATTTCAGTATCAACTGCCGATGACGGATTATTGTCTAATAAAAGTATTGGTCCTGCTATATCAGGCAAATTACTTATTACACTATATTTTTGAGGATTGATAGTAATATTAAGGGCAGGATTATTATCTTGAACCAATTGTTGTGAATTAATAAACTGATCACCTATACTAGCACAACTACTTGTACCGGCACTCCATAATATGGGAGGATTTGAGTAATACACTCCTACCCCGTTAAAGCTATTACCGGTGCTAATTACTCCAGGATTGGTTGAGTAACATGCAATACCATATGAATCTATATCAGTAAATACACAGTTGGTTATTTTGATCATTGACGGCCCACCTAGATACGAGCTTTGTCCTAGAACTACACCGTTCCAACAATTGTGCATATTTGATAGATTAATTCTTAAATTAGTAATTGGATCATTTGAAAAAACTGCATAACCCATTCCTGATATTTCACAATCTTGTATTGAAATATTGTCTGGTATATATGTACTGCCAAGACTTTCTATACTAATACCATTTGTGTCTATTTGTATGTTACTACTATTGACCCACGGTCCTGTTATTTTTACACCAGTTACCGTGACATTCTTTGCTCGTTGTAACAAAATAACATCTTTATTATTGTTTGGTTGATTTAACCAAAGATCAACCAAATCAATATATTGAGGTAGTGTAGCAGAATTCATACCTATATTTGTTGCGGTATTTCCATTACCGTCCACTGTTTGAAACATACAATTCGCAACTGTATTATTCATAGTTATTAAAGTTCTATTACTGCCTTCTCCCTGTAATTTAACATAAGGGTACAGTTTTATAGGTTGTGATATCACGTATGTGCCAGCTGGTATCCAAATGGTCGCATATCCACCAAGTGGACTATAACCGGAAGCAGCTATTACTGCGTATCGATCTTCGATAGCTGCTTGTATAGCAGCAGTATCATCAGCAAGTCCATTTCCAATTGCACCATAATCTCTAACTGAAACAAAATCATCTAATTTAGAACCTATACTACGAGGCATTGCAGAGGATCGAATTCCATTTGACCCACGATATGTATGCTGTATGAGTGCATCGTTTGGGGTCCATTCTGTGAGTATTTGACTATTTCCGCCAAAACCGTCGCTGTTACCTATGAACAATTCTCGAGTATCTAAACACCATCCAATCTCTCCTTCATATAAACTAGTGGGTAAATCACTCTTAAGACCGCGTCGATTTTGTAAACGGCTAATTTTTGTTATGGCCATAATTTTATCCTAAAGGTATGCCTAGTATTTATTTAATAACTAATGATGTTCGACGTATACCATGTCCTGCTAAATATCACATCAGCATAATTACCGAGGTTACTATGAAAATTGACGAGATATTATCAGAATTAGACAATCGTCCAGATGACAATTTCACAGCAGAGGACCTGCATCATCTTTCAAAAATACGTGATCTCAGCAAAGCGCAAGAATTCGCACTAAGCTTAATCAATAAACCCAGCAAAAAACCTTTGACTACTGCTAAAAGAGCATGGTTTGAACGTGCTATACGTGGTGCTACCAGTGTACAAAAACTAACCAAAATGTTATGGGACATGATGTTAAGCGGAGAAGGGCACTCTGTTATTGGTACTAGACACAGCACCGATCCTAATTCATATCGCAAGCAATTCGGCGAGGATGCTACAGGACCACACTATTCAAGAGCATATGAATTAGGCTTTATATCTGCAATGACACCAGATGGACAGATACATCATGTTAAAAGCAAACACGACGGTGCTGCTTTACCAGTGGGAAGTATACTGCTCAGTGCAGAAGAACATAGACCAGGACAGTACTTATACCAACTATACAAGAAAGTTGACGACTCAACTGATATTATGACTAACTCATTTGAAGATCTGGGATTTTTAAAGGTTGGCTCATATGCCAAAGCGGCAGAAGTTGCTGCGGCCTTTAAAGATCAGGCATCTAAGCTAGTCTGATATTTGTTTACATTTATTCAACTTGTAAGTAGTTGATATTAAACTTCTAAAATTTTTAATATTTTGGTTGACAGTACTTTATCAGATGCTATTATAAACATTATTTTATTAAGCATATGAGGTATATCGTGGCTAGAGTTGGAAGTCTTAAAGCAAAAAAAGCAAAAATCAAAAGAATTCGTAAAAATGAAAATGCTAAAGTTAAACGTGCTCAAAAGAAAAAAAGAGGTTTCTGATGAATACGACGTTTGCAATACCAGCTGTTGGTAGCGTTATCGAAGTTGAAATGGCCAATCCTCTTATGGTTAGTGCTCGTTATCCTGGTATGCCCTCTAGATCAGTTTACCGAGGTACAGTGCTAACTCCGTTCAAATGGGTCGATGTAGATGACTTTTGTTTGTCGACTGGTATTGCAGATTCTCCTGTGAGAATTCTAGACAGTAAACTGATACTGGCACTCAAACATCAGGATGGGTCAACAGCCGTTGCTGCGCCCGATGATCGTCCGCAGGTTCGAATCTGGACTATTGAAGGTAGTAAAGGTAATGTGTATACAGTTACACTAAACGGAGATAAATTTGTTTGTGATTGCGTTGCGGGTAAATTTAACAGGTTTTGTCGTCATATTTCGCAAGCTAAATCATCTATGACTTAAATTTACAATTATCAAAATGCCATCTACGCATAAACAAAGGAGACAAAATGACCAGCAAGGTACAAATAACACCAAATGAATTGAACAGACTAGTTGAATGGTTAAAGACACTACCAACTGCACCTATGAACATTATCATAGAAGAAGGTGAACCAACTGGTATTGGGAATATTGTTAAAGTATACACTACAAATGTTGACGGTAGTAGTGGTCAATGGAAACTGCTAACAGACTATAGCGAGTGGTAAAATAATTCAAGGAACCTCTTGATAATGTCCTATATAGTTGATATTGAACAATATGAGAAGCCTTTCACCAAGTGCCTTGGACATATAGCAAATAGTATAACTCGTAAAAGTATCGTTGGATTAGAATATTACGAACAACTTATAGATGAAATGAAAAAAGAATATAATATCAAAGTACATAAACACCCAGCATATTCGGGTGTTGTTTGGAATCAATTAGAATTTGAAAATAGAGACGCTTTTACATTTTGGTTATTGAAATGGGACTAGTTGGTAAAACCTTTAGATACTTTACGCTGACCTTGATATGATTTCATGCTCCTGATTGGTATTCCTCTTTCAGCAGCAAGTTTAATAATGCTAGGCAGTATCTTGTCTTGTGGGATATCAGGATTGATTTCTATGTGACTTATGAAAGGTTGTTTAAGAGGGATTGGTACTAAGACTTCTTCTTCCTTTTCTGGATCCTTACCTTTAGGAGTGCTCGTGTAATAAGGTGACCACCCAAATGGTTGTACTTTTATGCCTGCTCTCCTTAAAGCATCACGATCTATAGCAAATTGAGCAGCACCTTCATAATTAGGGAAGCGATAGAATTGATCGCGAGTTAGACTAATAACAGGATTAGTTCTACCCATTTCAGAACCATGTGTGGCTACACGAGGGAGAATCTTACCACTTTGTAGGATCTTTTCTAATATAGAAAAACTGTATACACTGTGGTATAAGAGGTTGGCTCCAACGGCTTCTAAAAGTTCACTGATACGCATAAGGTATTTATAGTGTATCAGTCCTTGAATACATGCTTAGTATAATAGTCAGATACTCTGTTACTCCAGTCTATCTGGCTTTCTTTTTACTTTTCCTGAAATAAATCCGTTAGGCTGCTCTTTGGCCATAATATTAAGATTTCCGTTATTATACCATTTCAATCCAACTGCTCCGCCTTTACACCTGCCTGAGTACCACCCATTCGGCGATTCGTATGCTAATGTTTGGTTTATACCATTTGTGTACCATTTTTTACCACGCGATTTACCGTAAGTTCCTTTAAGTGCTCCTTCTACAAACCCGTCTGGTTTATCAACTGATAATATTTGTTCAATTCCGTTATTATATAGTTTTTTATCTTTGTTATTTCCTATTATATTAATTTTCCCAAGTGTCCATCCTATTGGTACAGATTCACTTAGAACTTCTTCAAATCCGTTATTATACCACTTTTTATTTTTGATTTTACTTGCTAGTCTACCGGGCGTAAAACCTTCTGGACAGTTAACGTTCATACATTCAATTACACCATTATTGAACCATAATGTTCCTGAAGTTGGACTGTTTAATCTTCCCGGCTTAAAACCATTTGGACATATTTGAGCTGTTATTTCAACCAATCCATTATTGTACCAATTAAAAGCGTTAGATAAACAACCTAGCTGCCAGCCTTGAATTGGGGTATGTGATAATTGTTCTTCTGTACCATTATTGTACCATCGTTGTCCTTTTAATCCGTTTATCGTGGCCAATTTTAATCGTTCATACTGTCTGGAATTCTAATTCCTTTTCTGACCTATTCCTTTTTGTTTAAGTTTTCCAAATGCTAATTCCATTTTGTAGTACATGGGTCCATTTGGTACCATTTTGGTTAATAACCAATGGCATATATAATGTTCTCTTGCCTGAAGTTTAACTAAATTTATTCTATTATTCGGATCTCCGTGTAAGCATCCTTTCTGACCTTTTCTTGATCTTTTAATGTAAAAGCAATCTGGAATGATATGATGTACCTCAACATAATCATTAATGATTCTATTTTTTGATTTTTCAATTATTTTAAAATATAAGTCAGTATATTTGTTATTAATAAAAGGTGTATAATCTGTTTCTGTTTCCATACATAATTTTATTATACTTTTACTTAAAAACAAATTTATTATAATATTCGTCAACACGTTGACACCATTTTAATTTAAATTCTTCCATTTCATATCCACCAATTTCAAACTGTTGATACTCACAATCTCTGCTGCACATAAAAATAACACCTCTATCTATATTTGTTCCAAATGTGTTATCATGTGCCATTGCATAAGCACATAATTGTAAAAAATAATCTTCAATCCATTGAATCTTTTTTGGTCTATTTGTTGTCTTAAAGTCGATAATAGCTGGTTTACCTTTATAAATGCCAACACAATCAGTGGTACCTGCCCATATTGTGTCATAATATAAATGAGATTCAACTCCCCAAATCTCATCAACATCTATAAAACCATTTTGAATAACGGTGTCAGCCATACGTTTAGCCATAAGTCGGCCATAGTTATTACCGCCCGGACGTTCTTGTCCCAAAAGGTATGATTCTAAGTGACTATGAAAAGTTGTGCCAAGTCCGGCACTTTCTTCGGTGATCTGTTTGGCTTTATCTTCGCCGACACGCTTGCGCCAAGCAATCAAATGTGTAATGTCTTTTGTTTTCGACAAAATTGTCGTAACTGATGGAATTTTATTACCAATTTCATCTACATAGACTCGACCGTTTCCATCGCCGTCGTGTCTACCAAGTTTCTTATATTCATAAAGTGGATTAAGTTTAACGCCCATGTTTCAATGCTTTGCTAGTAGGATTCTAATGTAACCAGTTATATCAATACAAAACAAACTCAAATTAAACGCTAACATACCAAAGCTACCTCTGCTGTATGAACAGAACATCATGCAGAATAGTGCGCTTAGCCACAGTGGATAAAATACTTCCCACGGCGGATTCGGTACTGTGCTTGAAACTATTATACCGCTGACTGCACTTGCAATCCAGCTGTAAACTTCGGCAATGGTTCTAGTTTTGCTACTAGCCCAATCTGTTTTAATATAATCGACGAAACTGTTAACGGCTTTGGTGACAAATGTTTTCATGACTTATTATAAGCGGCTTGCATCATATCTGCTAATTTTTCTGCAACTGATGCTGCTCTTGTTTGGTCTGCTTGTTTGCGGATATTGAGCAGGCCTTTTATAACGTCTGACTTTTCTGGAAGAGCTCGAATCTCGTCCTCCGTCATGGTTTTAGCACGTTCGACTAGTTCTTGTATGTGTGGTTTTTTACTTTTGAGTAGGAATGCTTCTGGACCGTGTAGTGTACTTCTCATGGTTTACCACATTACAGACCACTGAATTGTGTTTCCTGTTGCAGGATTTGTCTGTCTATTAATAGTGTAGCCTAGGTTAGTAAAGTATGCAATAACTGTGTCCATTCTTTCTTGGTATGGTCTTGTATACAGGGTGTTGCTAGGGGTTTGGTTCTTCCAAACTTTATAGTAGTCTCTACTGTTATCGTACAGAGTTAAAACAGTTGTCCCTGTGCTAGCACCGATTGTAGCTGTAGCAGTTGCCACATTACCGAAATTACCAGTTGGCGTTGCAACTGTAACATTTGGTATATTAACATATCCTGATCCGGCATCAGTAACCACTATATTATTCACACCATATCCCAGAGTTGTAGCTGTTGCTGGTTGAATTATGGAAGCAGGATTAAGTTCTTGAGGGTTTGGTATTATTTGAATTTCTGGTATCGATGTGTAGTATGTTCCTGGTTCAACAACATCTATTCTGTCAATACCAGTTGGTTTAAAATAAACAATTGTACTGACTGATCCAGAATCTACTATTATATTCGGCGGAGATGTGTAATTTTCTCCAGCATTGGTAACAGTAATTGATGTTACATAACCATTGCTTATAGTAGCGTTAGCTGTTGCACCACTTCCGCTAGTTATTGATACATTGGGAACCGCAGTATATCCACTACCAGCCGAAAATACCTTTATGTGATCAACTATACTGTATGTAGCAGTATCTAAAACTGCTTTAGCAACTGCACCAGTTCCATTATTGTCACTTGGGGCAATAATCACTGTTGGTGGGTATGTATAATTTGATCCGCTCGCCGAAATATTAATCTGTCCGAGACCAATTGCGAGATTAAATGTAGCCGAATTACCCGTGCCGCCTAATACACTATTATTATTTAGAATAGGCAATACATCATAAAGTCCGCTTGTTATTAAATTATAACTAGAAATTTCTCCAAAATTACCAACAGTTGTAACCTGTATAGATGCACCAGAAGTGCCACTGCCACCGGCTACCAATAGTACGTCACCCACGCTGTATCCACCACCACTACTGGACAACATTGCGCTGACAATTGACATATATATTGCGGAAATTGTTGCACCACTGCCGGCTGCTTCTACGGTTACATTTGGGGGATTTGTATAGGTATTAGTACTACTGAGAACTGTGATATTACCTATCCTAGTCGGTTGTATAACTGCTTTAGCTGATAGTCCATATCCTGACCATAATGCAATGCTTGCATTGATATTTGTATATCCACTACCAGTAGAAGTTACAGTAAATCCAATTACTGCTCCCCCGCTTACTATTGCTGTTGCTGTTGCATTAACCGCAGCACCCCCACCCGATATTAACACTACCGGTGGTGCATCATATCCAACTGTGCCGACTGATGTTACAGAAATTGAACCAATTCCCATAACCAAATTTAAAGTACAGCCTGTGCCTCCCCCTGGCAAAACAGTTGTTGAAACACTGCTCAGGGTTGGTAAACTTGTTGTATACGCACCAGGGTTACTAAGATTTATACCAGTTACAACACCTCCAGCTGATACACTAGAAACTGTTACTGTTGCAGCAGTATGTGTACCCGTACCACCTACGACACTCAGTACATCACCTAATCTATAGTTAGTTCCGCCACTTGATACACTTACATTAATTACAATAAAAGTAATAGCATGTCCTGTAACTCCGGTGCCCTGAGAAGTTGGTTGTACTTCTGGAACACGAGTATATCCGCTGCCGTAGCTTAGAACAGATATGCTATCGACATCTCCCCATGGCATTAGATTGGCAACTGCGGTTGCTGTACTACCAGTTGGGCTAGAATTAATTGTTACTGAAGGTGTTGACACATAACCATTACCAGAATTTGTAACATTGATGTTTGTGACACCGACACCAAAATCAATACTCATCGGTATTGAATTAACAGCATCTGCATATGATCCGGCTAATTTAATGTGATCAGCATCTATGTAGATAACTGAATAAAATGTTGTAGAGTTTAACGGTGACGGTAAAGTAGTATTGCTACTTACAGTAACGATATCACCTGTTTTAAATGAGTGAGCAGGTACATACATTTGATTAGTGTTTAAATCAACTGAATTTACGGTAGCGGTTACTGCACCATTTCCAGTCATCGGTGACCCACTTGTCAAGGTTGCTTCAAACAATCCGTTTTTAACAGCTTCTAATATAGCTGATTCAATAGCACGAGCTTCGTCATGTACTACTGATTCTCTGATTGGATTTTGTCTAGCATCTGTAGCTGTTATCATTATACTTGAACTGGCCATTACTCACCTGCTGCTTTCTTAATGGTCTTTTTGGCCATATCTTTCACCTTGTCTTTGCTTTTTTCAGCTTCATCTTTACCAAGTGCGTCTTCTGGGTTCTCACCCTGGAGATATATGGTATCGCCGCTTATGCGTTTGATTGCGGGTGTAGTTTTAATAATATCTATTATTAATCTGCGATCTACATCAAAATTCTGCCTATGCAGTGTTTTTAACACTACATCTAACGGAATCTCTGTTTTATTGTTAGCTAGGTACACCGCAACAAGGTCTAAAATAGCATTTTTAGCTTCTTCCGGTGTACCAGGTAATGCAGCAATTTCACTATAGCGCATATTATCCCTTCTTTGCAGTTAAAGATCCTATACGCTTATCAAAGTCACTTGGATTAACCAATTTGTGTTCAATTAATGAGTCACGGTTAAGATCTATCCAATATTTTCTTAAATCGTCTGATTCAAAAAATCTCTGATTCTTCTTACCGGCAGTGTCTTTCCAAAGTATACCATATGGTGCACGAGCCTTTGACTCAGCTAGCTTCGCAGCAAGTTCACTGTTCTGTTCTGCAACAAACAACTCCTGCATACCTGCTTTAACTTCTGTGCGGATCATTTCCTTTAACTTGGCAATCATGCTGTCAGTGTCACTGATTTGATCAAGCAATGTTTGACCTTCTAACCCATAACCAGCCTTTAGCGGATCAGCAGCAGTGCCTTCGCTAACCATACGAGCATATTTTGCCTTGTGAGCATCAAATGCCTTAACAAGTGTTTTACGCTTGTCTTGTACTGATTCCAGCATTGCTTCAGCTTTCACGTAGCTTTCGCTTTTCGGACCAAACTTCTTCCATGCTGTGGCATAAAGAACTTCTTCCCAACGCTTACCATAACGATCCTTAAAACTTGCCTTGTTCTTCCTGATAAAGTCCTCAGCCTTCTTGCCTGGAGGTGCTACTTCGTTGATCTTGGACTCTTTAATAGGCGAATTATTAACATATACATTGCTTACACCAATTCTATCCCAATGAATAGTCTTCTTGAGCTTTTCGATACCCTTTTTCTTAGCTTCTTCCTTGGTAGCTGCTTTAATTTTGTATTCTACTTTATCATGAGCAGTAGGACCATATTCGCCCCAAACTCTCCAAGTCTTTGGCTCATCTGTAGCTTCCTTCATGGTCATAGCAGCCTTGGTCATGCCTGCAATACGCTTGTCTGCTGTTTTACGAGCATCTTCAGCCTTCTTACCAGCTTTAGGAGTCATGTCCTTCTTCCAACCAGCTTTCTTAAGGCCTGGAAGCTTTTCAGCAGCAGCATCAATATAGTTCTGCTTCATTTTATTGCCTTCGTCGACCTTCTTAGCATCAGCTTTTTTCTTGTCAGCAGCAGCCTTTTTTATAGGCTCTTTTGTATCCTTATCCCCGTCGATATCTGGAAAGTCTGGCTTTGCAGTTTCGCTAACTTTCTTAACAGGCTTTAGATCAGTACGTGGATCAAAGGCACTCTTAACGTCTTTAGCACGGCTTTTAGGTGGAACAACTTCCTTTTTCTTAGCCTTGTTTACTTCTTTGTCTTTGCCTTCTGCAACTTTACCCCAACCTGACTTGGCACGTAGAGCAAAATTGATCTGCTTTACTTCTTTTTGCTCAGCAGCAGTACGGGACTCTTTGTCCATTAACTTCTTTTTCTTAGCCTTTAGCTCAGCTACTGTATAGCCTTCCCACTTGCCTTTGTCTTTTTCAGCAGTCTTCATCTTGGCATCCCAAGCTTCATCTACCTTGTCAACACCAGTTTTACCGTCATGGAATTTAGAATAAACAGTGCTATCCTTTCCGTGTCCGTGTCTGTAAGCCATTGACTTTAACTGTTCAACTGACTTACCTGAAAAATATTCTTTTTTTTCGGCGTTGCTCATATTATCAATTTTTTGTTTATGCTTGATAACACTAGCTGGCATACGACCCTCTGCAAGATCAGCTGGTTCCTCGTCTTTCTTAGCACGACCTAATGGCTCTTCTTCGTCACCAGCCGCAGCAGGTGTTGCACCAAAATCGTCACCCATATCCTCTTCGTCACCTGCCGGAGCAGCAAGATCAGCAGTAGCTAAGTCACTAGCAACACCCGGGACTTGTCCCTGTTGCATAGAAAGTATAGCGTTGTCAGCGGTATCTTTAGCATCAGTAATGCTAGCAAGAGCTGCATCAATCACTGCCTTAACAGTTTCGTTGAAGCCGTTAGCAGCTTCTTGACCAAACTGTTCCTTCATGGTATCAACTAGTGGCATAAGGTCGTCAACACCCATCTTAGCAAGCTTCTCGGCAATACCCTGTAGGTCGTCACTCATACTCTTAGCAGCAAGCAATGTTTCAGCTTGTGCTAGATCCTGTTCTTCGTTGAGCATCATGGTCATTAGTAAGTTACCAATAGTAACCATTTTTCCTTCCTTGATTGCTTTCTTTTTGCCTTCTGCAACAGGTTCAGCTGGCATTTCAGGCATTTCGCCCATCATGTCACCCGCATGTTTTTCGAACTGTACGTAGTCTAAGTGATGCTTGCTACTGCTGACTGCTTCGCTAGCAACTGTCAGCTTCATAGCAACCCAACCTTCTAGTTTATCACCAGGATGGATCATGCGGAATAGTTTGGTACTGTATTCCATGATCATCATTAGGTTTTGGCGTGCAATACTGCCATCATCACCTGGGATCATGTCAGCTTCTTCGTCAACTGTTACAGGACCTGCTGCAAGATCTGAGGAAGGTTCTGGCTTTTCAAATGTGATATGATAGTCCATGTAATGAAATACTTTATCAAGTATTTCGGCTGCTTTGGTTAGGTTTGTAGCAATCCATGGCACAACACTGTCATCTGGACCAATCATTTTCATCATGTCCATAGCATACTTGGTGTTGCGATATAATTCGCTACGTGCCATGCTTGCTTGATAATCATCGTGATTTTCCATGTGAGCTGATTCCTTTAAACTTTTCTTAGCAGCTTTGATATCATCACATACTTTATCATATTGCTTGTGTAACGGATCTGTTTTTGACATTTTTCCGCCATCTTTAACAATTTTGTCCATTTTATCTTCTAGCTCTGCTTTTTTCTTTTTTAGAGCTTCAAGATCTGGCTTCTTAGCTTCCATCATAGACTCCTTGTTATATGATTTATCTTTGGTCTTGGCAATAGCATCTTCTCTGCTCATACCACTTTTCATCATACGAGCAATCATAACGTCAGCAAAGTCATTATCACCATCATGGTCTTGATCAGTTGCTTCGTCGATACCATACTTCTTGTAAAGCATGCCTAGTTCGTCGTCTTCGGCAACTGGCTGAAAGCCTTGTTTCTGCTTATTAGCAAGATCCTTAGCATCGATAACTTCTTCTTGATTCGAACCATCTTTTTTAACTTTTAGCATACCTGGTTGTAGTTTTACTTCTTGACCGGGAACTGTTTCTGCTACTTTCTGCGCCGACATTCTACGACGTGCAACTTCAATAACTTTCTTGTCAATGTCAGTAAGTGTAGTTGGTCCAAATGGTGTACCAACCTGTGTTAGTTTATCACCAACCTGACTAATTGCATTAAGAATACGTAGTTCTTTGTCGTCTGTGCTACGAGCATTCTGTGCGTAGTCCATCATCTTACGACCAAAGTTAGCTAGTTTTACCATATTGTCGGGATCTAGTCCTTCTTTAACAGCCTTTTTCTTCTTGCTCATACGTTTTGGGGCAATTTCAGCTAGGTAAATCTTAACAGCTTCCATGATCAACATGTTCTTGGTGTATTCTGGATTCTGCATGGCTGTGTTAAATGCACCCTCATGTACAATGCTGTTCTTAATAATTTCACAGCTTTCGCCTAAGGTCCTGATTTCATCTTCACTACTAGAATCAAAATCTAATTTAACACCATGTACACTTTCTAAAGTATGCATAATTTGCTGTAATCTATACTCTTTGCTGTTTTCGAATTCATTGACTATCATGATAACCTTCCCCGGCTCTGCGGCCATGACAATATATTGCTGCTGGTATTTATTTATCGAATACCGTTAGGAAAATTATCTATTTGGATAATTGATATATTGTATTATACGTCAGATCGGAAGTTTTTGATCTGTCTCTTAGCTACCATGGCACGATCAATACTTGCCTGCTGTCTTGATTCATAGATACCATGTTTAGTAAAGTCACCTTTACGTTCAGCAACAATCATAGCTCTTTTATATCTAACAGCGTCCTGTTTATGACTAGTATAGGTTTGATCATGTTCAAATAATGATCTAACATCTGAACTATTAGCATATCTACCATTATTTAATAATTTAACAACAGATAATGCTGTTTCATAAAGACTTAGATCATCCGCTATAATGTCATTTGTTCTTGTATTGTAAATGCTGTAATACTGCTTGCCTGCTAGACGTTTAGGATCTTCTTTGATCATAATTTGGTATTTTCCAACTTTAACACCGTCATCGTTCCTACTTGTATTTAACGCTAAATCAACTACTGGGCTATGTTCTGCTTCAGTGATCATCTCACCAACAACTTGATTACTAACACTATTCAATTTGGTAAGCACGTCGGCCATAGCACTGATATCAGCATTAGTAACTTGACCAGGACCTGCTAGTTCAACTGCATTACTAGCATTTGAATTAGTGGTGGGCTTAACTGAAGCTTCTCCGTTAAGAGTTCTCAGTATATTAGCCATTGCATCGCGTTCTTCGGGTGATACAGTCATAATTAATTACTCCAGATATCCTCTAATTCATTATAGACAAGGCATTGATCGCCGTCAACTTTAATTCTGGACAACACCCCTCGGTGCACCAATTGACGTGCAACTTCGCCTTCTCGTTCATTTAGTGTTTTTGAAATGAGAGGTTCGATTGAACCTTTCACTTTTTCTATCAGTAATACTTCCTCGTTGCTTACAGGAACCAGAGTATTACCTCTTATCTCCATAAATCTCATTCAGGCGTCCCCGGTGCAGTTGATGGCTTGGTCATTGCTGTAGCAGTCTTGATAAGTTCTGCACCAATACCCGGAACCATTTTCATGTGATTCATAATTTCTGGTGGTAAATCAGTGGGCAACTCACCGATTATGCTCTGTAATCCTGCTAGTACTTGTCCAACTGTAGCAACTTTAGCAGCATTTGGATTATTTTTATAAGCAGGGTTGTTGGTATTAGCTGTAAGCAATTGGTTAAACATTGTACCTGCACCAGCAGCTTCCTCAACCGTTTCTCCTGTAACTACTTCTTCCTCAGCAGTATCAACATCTTCTACAACTGCTCCGCTGTGTTCTAGTCCAGCTAATTGCATGATTCTGTTCAGGGGTCCTAGTGGCTTCATTCCGCCCATAACTCCCATACTTTCATCTAGCTTTGAAAGGCTACCACGCTTTACCATTTTAAGATGTCCTTCTAACATAATACCAGCTGTACCATTTGGTCCAACAGGAATACGCACTTCTACTTCTTGTCCTTCATAAACGGCTGTATCACCTTTGGAGAAATCACTTGTGTCAGCTGCGTTCATTAATTCTGTTTTGCTCAATTGGTGTTTTGCACGACGACTCCAGCGATCGTCGGTGGTGTTGTAGAAACCTTCAGTTTCTTCTAGATCTACTTCTGTGGTTATTTTTAGTTTTCTCATTGCATCCACCTCATTTACTGCAAATAATTTGGGATCTCGGTTGCCTTCTTTATATAAACGATTCACTATCTTTGCGATATCGTATATAGGCTTTCCCCCGATGTGTGCTTTTATAGCCCATTTAACTAATTCTGGTACTGAGTTATCTATTGATGTGTTATAATGTACTTTCACCAAGTTGTCTGAATGAGGTGCTTTCACAGTTGCTATATTCTGACCGGATAGATCTAATGTCCAATCACCTATCTTTAGCATGTTGTCTTTTAATTCAACTGATTCAGTTAATTCATTAAAATATTCTGTGAGCTTCTTCATTTTCTTTCCTTAGAAATAGGAAATAATGGTTTTTCTTGTTTCGTGGCGAATTTTAGTGGAGCAGTTATTACACGACGAACCTTTTTTAGCTTTCCATCTTTACGTACAAACACCCATTTTACATTTTCAAATTTGTCAAAAACCTGATCTAATAACATTGATTTTATCCTACTAAGTAGAATATTTATCTTATAAAACAACAAAAGGCGCCATTGGCGCCTTTTGTGTAGAATATCTCGTTAGATATTATAGGAATGTCTGACGTGAAATACTGCTGATTGTGAACGCTACAGTTGGATGACCAGTTACAACATCGTCACTTGCCTGCCAAAATAGAGCTTCTGCAATAGCATCTTCTAACATATAACCAGTGTAGTTAGTGTCTGTAGCTGCATTACCGTAGTTACCAACACCATCGTTTACGAACCATAAGCCAGTTTTTTCAGTTGCAAAATTAATTGCACCTGATGATGGAATGCTAACGATAACTGGGTTAGCACGTTGCGAAAATACGTTAACAAGAATGTTTACGTTCTGTTGCTTTTTCCATGCTGTGATATAATCAGCTTTTGTGCTGTATGTATGTGATGTACCGTGACCATCAACAACAGTTACTGGTGACCAAACAGTTGAGCTGATCTGATAAAGATCTTCAACTCTTGTTTCAACGTTTGTCTGATCAAATAAGTTACTTGTTGTGATAGTGAAGAAGTCCATTTTACCGCTGAGGAATTCACCACCAGCGACTCCGCCGTTTACTTTGTTATTAACGCCTGTATTATAAGACATGTTTTATCTCCTATTAAAGATGCAAACTTGTTTTGCGTAACTATTTATGCTGTTGACCAAAATTACTTCTGCTTACGGTTCTTCTTTTTGGTCTTTGGTTTAGATTCTGGAACATACCCAAACAAGTTAGGTTCTGTTGGCATTCGTCTGATCATTCCGCCTACAGAATTAGGAACACTTGCAATTGAACCTGCGGACGATGATCCGCTGGTTGCAGATTCTAATATACGAAGTAACTTATCGTCCTTTTTTATAAATTCAGTTAAACGCATGATTACTCCTAATATGATGTCACTACTAATCTATATATTATTATTTCTGATTTCTTAATTCTTTTATTTTTCTCATGAACTTACGTTCATCTTCGGTCATTATGCTACGATACAATCGCTTGATCAAATCGTTTGCTTCTTCCTCAGAATAACTCTCTCTTATAAGCTGAGATAGATTTGCAGCACTGGCTATTATATGTGCTGCTCTACTTTCTATAACTGTGTGTTTGCTCTTAGCCGGTACACATTTATCAAGCTCATCTAAAAAACTTTTAATTTTACTCACGTCAGAATTCCTATGCCTCTCTAAATATTTAGTATCAAACTACAATCTAATAAATAATACTTAAATTAGCAATAAAAGGAATAATTATGTCTGAGTCGTTTTTAGCTGAACATTTTAGAAACTTACTTGATAAATTAAACATATTAACAGAAACTGATACTAATGAAAATAATGATGAAACTCCAGAAGTTCACGATGTAGATGGTCTATTGAAAACAGATATCCCGTCAGGCATTAACAAGGAATCTGTTAAAGAAGTTAATGACCTAGTTGACTATCTAGATCAGTTCCCAGAATTAAAAAAATGGAGAAATGAAAATGCGTTATACGATGATGCTTGTTATGAAAATATTCCATTAGATAGCTTAGAAAATATATCTGGATTAACTTTAGAAGATTTGAAAAGAATAGAAGACGGTACCCTACCGTATGAAGGAGCAATAGTTATACATAACGGAGTTTTCAGTCTTTTTGGCGGGGACTAACGTCTAATCAAAGACGTCAATGTGGTTAAGTCTTTAATGGTTTTTGTTGCTTGAACACTCGATGGAGCGGAATCAGTTTCTGCTCCTTCCTTTTTAGCTGCACTTGCATTCTTTCTACGTAAATCAGCAAATACATCACTAGCATTACCTGTTTCCATAAGAGTAGCACCACCGTCCTCAAGATCAAATATCTTCAATGTATTTGGATCAAATCCCAAATATACCTTGCTACCGACGCCGCTACTACTACGTGTTTTAAGAAACTGCACTTGATACTGACCGCGTTCTTTCATAGCTGCACTGGCAAAAATACTGATCACGTTGTCAGCAGTCTGTATCTTACTGATACCACCTGCAATCATGCTATGATCATGCTCTTGCTCTTGCGTTGCACTGCGATTTAACTGACTTGCTGTAACACAAAGCATATTTGTTTCTACTGCCAAACCTCTAAGTTCTTCTGTAACGAATTTATCCTTAATAAACAAGTCACTAGGATTTACTTTTTTGTTATTAGGGTAAAGCAAGTCTAGGTAATCTACCACAATAACATCTGGTCTTTTTTGACGTTCGATCTCATAATTCTTCAAGTATACTTTAATGTCATTAGTTGTACTACCCTGTGGTATCTGTCTGATATACAAATCACCACTTTTGAATCCTGCTTGCTTGACTTTGATTTCAACTGTGTCAAGGTTACGGAATATGTCTCTGGTACCAACTTCAGTAAGCATACTATCAATACGCATACCAGTTAAACCTTCACTAAGTTCTAGTGATATGTAAACAACATTAAGTCCCTGTTTACTCAGATTAAGTGCCATGTTCTGCAAGAACAAGCTCTTACCCACACCAGATCCCGCACACCAGATGGTAATCTCACCTCTGTTAACACCGCCATACAATTTCTCATCAACAGTCTTCCACCCTGTGCTAATCTGACCGTTTTTATCTTTAATTTTAAGTAGTCTTTCCCGAGGATCTGCATAATAATTTGTACCAAGATCATTTTGTAAACTAATCAGTATTGCTTCTCTAACACGTTTTTCTACTTCGCCGTAATTACCCTTTTCAATAAGTGCAACTGCACTTGTTACCGCATCTGCAAGTGCTCTATTCTTACAAAACTCTTCGATTTCTTTCAAGAAACTATCTTGATGTTGGACAAGAATATTATCAATCTTTGTAAATTCCCCACCTGTTTCTGCATTTACTTGTTCAAACTTTGGTAATACTTTGAACTCATTAGCATATTTGAGTATAAACCTCATAGAAGGTCTATACTTGTTTACAAAATACTTAGAGTCTAAGATGTTTTGACATCTTGCAAACACTTCCTCACTACTTAACAGCACATCTATTAGTAGTTTCTGTTTGTCCTCACCGTATTCTTTAATTTCATCTTCTTGTTCTTTAGCCATCGTTATCCCTTGAACATCTGTCTTTTAACATTTATTTGTAGGGGACTTGCAGTCTTATTTGCAAGTATGCTACGAAGTGTATAAATCTTACCATATCTTGCACTAGCTTGTGCAGAGTCTTTGATTGAGTCCTCCCATTCTGGAAAACTTACAGCCCAGTTATTATCTAATGCTGCATCAATTAATCCCTGATTCTTACGCTGTCGATCTGGTACTACAACTATTTCTTTATCACATTGCAATAACCAAGCTAACTGGTCTTTGGATAACTCACTACCCAACACAGCAACTCCGTCAACAGCTATAGCATCAAACGGTCCTTCAACTAATAATACATATTTACGATTGGGGTTGTCTAATGCCTCATTGTTAAACAAATACCCCGGTTGTAATTCGCTATTATAATATCTAGGCGTACCGTGCGGAGGAGTACCAGCATATCTGGCAGTCCATCCAACAATTTGATTGTCATAATAAAACGGTATAATTACTCTGTGATTCATATCATGCTTGGTACTAGAAGTCCAATGATAATCATAATTATTTGCTACAGCTGATCCTCTTGATAACAAATAAGAAACAACTTCAAAATAATCATTGGGAATGTCTTCCCATTCGGTTATGCTTTCAATTGTGGCTGCACCCGGTGGTAGGTTAACTTCTTTGAATTTCCTGTTGAAAATTAGTAGTTCATTAACGCCCTGTCTTTCTACACCATCGATTTTATTTTTTAATAGTTCTAATTTGGCTTGCTGGATGTCCTCGTGCGGTACCCCTAGCCAATTCAATAACAATTCAAAGTTCTTACTGAGTTCGATGTTGTCAAATCTCGTTTTGAATCCGCAATTATAACAATTATATCCTATGACGCCATCTGCAGATACCATAAGATTGCCTCTGTGACGTTTATCTACACTGTGTCCGCGGTGATGACAGCATACAGCATTGAATAAAATCCATCCTCGGGGACTTTGACGTCGCTTTGCAGGGATATTGTTTAATACTAATTCATGTACTTGAGCCATGCTTTAAATATAAAGCAAAATCAGGTTTTATACAAGATCTTATCAAATTTACCCTTGTTCATTGAACTTGGTTGATAACTAACTCTTAACCAATATAAGTTCATGGTAAAATTAATTAATTTAGGTCCTTGGTTATTTTGATCAGTTAGTTCAATATAATCATGATTAACATCTAATGGTATATAGAACCATTCACTGGGTAGAGGAGCATTATTACTTAAACTACCCTCAATCCAAATCTTACCTTGCCAACTTGTAGTATAAGCTACTATAGTATGAGTACCACTAGCTCGTTGTGCTTGTGCATCACCTGGTAAAGCACCAGTCACCCACTTAGTATCATATGTGTATCCAACAGGAGTTGGAGTAAAATCACTACCTAAAATTTCAACAGCAGGAACCATGCTACTTGATATTCCTTCAATTAATTCAAACGAGCACCAAGTTTCTTTATTAATATCAGTGAATAACAATCCTAATTGTCCATTTTGATCGATAGTTCTAATATTGAATCTATAATAACCAGTTTCCCAATCCTGTATATCTTCTGGATCTAATACTAATTTTGCTTTACCAGTTCTTTCATCGACCATTGTTACGTTCTTTTCCAACAATATTTCGGTTGGATTTTTTGCACCGCTGGGATTATCAACTTCTCTTATTTGTGCAATCATGGTATATCCAACCATGCTAATAGGCTTTCTATCATTGTTTCTTATAACAAAATCAATGGTGTTAGTAACGCCTTTGTAGATTTTAGTATCATATATGATCATGGGCATGTTTATGTTGGGGACGTTCTTATCATCCTGTAGAAGATGTATATATTCGCGATATTTGTAAAGATATACTGTGGACATTAAGAATCATCACTGGGTTAATGATATATTTATGGTTAAGTGAGTTTTTGATTTATAAATAGAGCTGGTTAACCGGGCACACGTCGATCATGAACAATACACACAAAATTTTACAAGAACGTTTTCCATTTTTAACAATAGTCAAATACTTAAAGTCACAATACATAGGCATAGTTCAAAATGCTGATCATTTGTTTATCAGCATGTATGTGCTAGATGAGAGTTTTACCACTGAGATGAAACGAGAATTTCTAGAATGTGGCGAGGTATACTGGTGGGAAAGCAACAGGTCAATCCCAATTAATTTGTTTTTACAGGATGATTTCAAAAAATTCAAACCTTACCTCAGAGTCTTTAGCAAAAAAGAAGCCGAGGTATTGCAGGGTCCTGTGATCAATTTAAGAGAATTGATGAACAAGAGAATCAAACGTCGTACAATTACTCTTGTTCGATCAGTAGACTAAAGTCCAGTCTCGTCCTCATCGCCTTCAAGTATGGTTTGAGTAACTTTGACTCGAATAGTTCCATCTTTGTTGATCTTAACCTTCTGCGGCTTGCGCTTTTCTTCTGCACGAGCTTCTGCTTGTTTGGCCTCGTCCCACTTTTGGAACAGTTCAACTTGTGCCCATGCAAACATAGCAGCATCACTTTTGTCCTCGACTATAGCATAGGCAGTGATCTTTTCTGATTTGGTATCACGCTCTGCCCAGATATTAATTGACCCAGCGATTTGTTCAAGTGTTCCAAAAACTGTACCAAGTCTATTTGGATCAACATTTGGGCTACGAAACATGTAGCCACTTTTGAGCTTGGAATTTAACCTCTTAATAGGATCAAATTCTAAATTTGCAGCAACCTGCTCGTTTACTGACTTATCTCTAGTACCTAACCAAACATTAGTGCCAAGAATATTTGTTTCTCGAGTCCAATAAAGTTTACGTTTAGCCATATTAACGCCTCCTAATACTGTTATTATAGCAGTAATTACTGTTCAGTCAATGGATTTTGTTCTATGAGCAAATTAGCATGTACATATACCAATACCGCATAGGATATACCGTGTGCATGTTTAAAAACATAGCCGTTTTCGTCGTGTTTCCAAATTTCGTCAGAAATACTATCAAATCCCTGTTGAATACATTTAGACTGTAAATGCCGTTTACCCGGACGAATTAATGCTAATATCATAGCCAAGTCTTTGATAGATTTTGGTTTAAGTTTGGCTACTAGTTCTCCGTAATTGTTGATATGGAATAATTTACCAACAAAGTCGGGCTTTTCAAACACAGTCCAATCAATTGTTCGACTCATTAAATCTAATAAATGTGATTCATCTCTAACCATGGTATAAACACCGACATTGAGTACATCTATCTTAAAGCAACCCATATCTTCTGCACGATCGTATCCAATACTGCATAGCTCTGTTACAGGGTCTATTGGTACTGCATGAAAATATACTCCGGTGTTATGTTTGGTTATCTTACCATCACGGATAATACTAGCAGGAACATGAGTAAGACTTGATAGAGCTAACTCTCTGTTTGCTACGTCTATATCAACGTCCCCTCTATCCATTAAACCCAAACCTCGAGTTAATCTGATTTATTGCGTTATTAATTTTACTATCACTTCTTCTAGATTCTTGTTTCAAAGTTCTAATTTCATTTTCCAGTGAATTACATTTTAATTCTAGTTCATTAATTTTTCGATTTATAAATTCTATGTATTCTGGACTTATTACGTTAAATGTTTGGTCGCCTAATCTTATCTCCGCAACAAACGAACCTTTTTTAACAGAAAAAGGAGTTGAGATTGTTTGTAATGGTTTTTCATAATCATCTGTATCATATTGACTAATAGCATCATCGTCTATCATATTAAACTCCTGCTTCTTTCATGGTCTTCTTGATCCAATCAATAGACTCTCTATTTTTCATAAACTTAATCTTCCACTGTGGCACTGGTGCAAACTTTTTGATCATATCCTGTTGCTCCATACTACATCTGTCTATCAAATCCAATGCACTGTCCACATTGTACAACAACCACGGACTTATTCGACCACTTTGTGTCCATTGTACTGCTAAATTTGTGTTGATTTTTCTGAAAAAGTCCTGCCAAGGTTCGCCTGTTTGCATACTCCATTGTTGCATGAGCAATATCATACGTTCTAGTGCTTGCTCGGGAGTCTCCTTCTTGGTTATCTCTCTAATGTATTGCTCATACACAAAATCATACGTCCATTTGTCAATTGGCAAATTATTTTTGATTACAAAATCTATAAACTTTGCTGGTTCAATTGCATTGATATCGATGATATGTCTACCAAATTTAATAAAAGCTATATAATATCTACTGTTAATAAATTCTTTATAGTTGTTTTTCTTTTTGGTACCGCTAGATTGTGTTAGTTCGTAGAATCTAGACCATGCTAAAAATCCAAATCTGCTGGATGGATCGTCTTTTCTGAACCATCTACGTTTCTTTTCACAAGTATGGTTAATGAGATTACGCTCATCATGAAACTGTCTGCTGCAAAACTCACATGCATGTTTATTAGCCATTCTTTGCGTATTTCTTCCAATGATCCATTAATTCTTTTGTTTCTCGTTCACTTTTACCAGCATCTATAGTTAGCTGTTTAAAGCTTTCACTAGTGTGATTTTCTTTAAGAATAGCTAATTCTATATCATTTGAACTTGGATATAATTCTCTGAAAAATTCATCAAGAGCTGCTGAAACAGATTTCTTTCCTTTATTAGGTATCCATTGATGATACTGTTTGCTACCTAAACTTGCTGCACATAGCAGTAGATGCTGTAGATCTGGATATTTACTTAACTGCCAAAATCCAATATTAACCAAATCATTTGTTGCAATGATAGCGTATTCTTTATTTCTACTTTGGTCACCGAGACTACTCATGTACCTCATCAGTACCAACGGTGCATATGCTTTCTTCTCATCCAGTGTTAAATTAGTATAAAATGATTTATTACCTCGATCAAGTTCAGCTAATACTGTACTTAATTCAAGTTTATATTTCTTTTTTTCACTAGCCATACGCTATCCACCTGTAGAAGTATACTCACTATTGTTACATCTTTACAATAAAACCACAAGAGTGATAAATACCTTACAAAGCATATCAAGGAGATCCAAGAATGGGACGCCCACTTAATAAAAAATATTTTGGTTTAACAAATTCAGTTCCACCAGCTGGTGCAGAAATTGGCGGTGAAGGCATAGCAAGCATTACTATTACTGCAGGTGGAACATATATCAATAGACTTCCTACAGTATCATTTGCAACTCCATCATTCCCGCTAGGTCAACAGGCTGTTGGGGTACTTTATTCGACAGCAAAAAGTGCTACACTATCAGCAAAAGGTTCAGGTTACCAAATTGGTGACATACTAACAGATACCAACGGAACAACATATCGTGTTACAAAACTACGTGTTTTATCAGCATCATTAAACACTGCTGGTAGTAGCACAACATGGGATGGTACAGAATGGATCGTATGGGATCAGTTCATTAATTCACATTGGACAAGTCCTACTATTCTTAAAGGTGTAACAGCAGACGGCGGACATCATTTAACTGGTTATAATGCTGGTGCAAGCATATATGGCGTATGGGACGGTACGGATGGTACTCACGCCCCAACAACTGCACAAACCATTATAGGAGGTCCGACTGCTGGTAGTATGACACCGACTGGTTATAACACTCGTGCTACAGGCGACTATAATGGTTCCGGAGTAGGTGATAATAACGGTACTGGTGGTTCTGTAACATTTACATACGGTGTAGAAGCTGTTACAGTTGTTGCCAGCGGAAGTTTTTCTGGAACAATTAATTTTGGTGCATTAACAACTACAGTTGCTCCTACAGGTGGTTCAGGTGCAACATTAACTGTTAGTTATCAAGCAGATCATGCAGTGATTACTACAGCAGGCGACGGATACCTTGGATCAGAGTCTATGACATTTACTGCTCCAGGTGGTGGCGAAACTGTTGCAACTGGTACTTACGCATTGACAAATTTATATAACAACGCTATTGTTGGTATTGATTTAGCTACCAGTCTTGTAATTGACATTGTTAAACAAGAAAGCAATAACAGTTTCTATGTATTTGGTACACAAGATTATCCATACATACTGGGATTAGCACCTCCTACTAGTTCAAGTGGTTTATATATACAAGCTACAGATAGTACTGGTAATAGCTACTGGGTCAAAAAGATCATGTCACACAAAGCTGTGGTTGGTCAAGTAGGTTCAGGTTCTTTCGAATTTGCTGAGGACGAAATTGTTCTTTGGAGTTTCGATGCAGCTATAGCAGGTGTAGCAGTATCAATAAGAAATGGTTCATAAGGTAGAATAGAATATGGGACGTCCAATTAAAAACGATTATATAGGTAATGTATCAATAAACGGTAGTCAAATAGCTTGCTATGCTTGGGTACCAGGCGATACTCAGTCCCGTGCAAGTTATATAGACCGCCAAACTGGCACAGGTCGTTACTATGTAACCAGTAACGACGGTGCACACGAAGGTGAAGTTATACTGGCTAACATCGACGGCGGTAATTTAGCCATCGGTCAAGCTAGTGTTGTTGTTACAACTTTTGCAGAAGGCTCAAAGTATGCAGAAGTCATTTATGATAACACTGTAAGAACTTTTGACGGAATCAATTATAAATGGTATTTTAATGACGGTACATATACTATACAATACGGTAATGAAGCATATCTAGCAAGTTCATAACACTTAGCTTGTTTTAAGACAAACAAGCAGACTCGAGTAAAACCCTTAGAGAGCCCGAGCAATCTAAGGGTTTTGCTTTTCTAAAACAGCTTTCTTATATCGAGACTTTCGGGGATTTTTCCTATATCTTTTAAGAAAAATGCACAGAGTGGACTTTCACTGTCATCTAGTGGTACTGATAATATATGTCCATTTTTTAATTTTGGGAAATACCAACGCACATCTGGCCAAATATTAATAATTTCAAATTTCATAAATCGTGGCATATAACCATTGATTGGATTAAGTGTGAACACATCAAAATCCTTATCATTTAGATAAATCAACGGCATTATCTCAATCTCGCCTAAGTTTATGTCGCCTATAATAACACTCCAATCTAATGGCATTTGTATATTATACTTGCCTATTTTGATATCAACACATGGACTATTAAAGCTCTCTAAGAATATCAGAGGCATGAAGTAGTAATCTACATTATTTTGATCGCTATAATCAAGAACACAGTATCTGATGTCATCTACTACATCAGGTAATTCGTTCAGATTAAATGCTTTATTTTCATTTGTTAAGATTCTCAAATTGAGCCTTTAAAACTGTTTTAGGTATGCGGAAGTATTTAACCTAAATTTTCACCAGTTTGCTCATTTATTTTGTTAATATGTAATTTTATCAATGGTAAAAGGGTACTGAACCTAAAAACACAGTAAGTTTTAAATTATTTTTCATGACTTTTTCCAGATATATTTTTGATGCCCGCAATCCCATATAACATCAAAACCGTTTGACAACATGAATTGTTTTTCAGTTAAACCGTTTGTTTCTCCCAGTTTATGTTTTTGAAATTGCAATCTATCATATCTGCAATTGGGTTTATTTAATTCAACATATTGATATCCTATTGTTGGTTTTCCAAAAGAAGCAAATCCCATTTTTAAATAACTTTTTCCTGTACCGTAACTAAGATCACAATAACTTATTACAGAATTGGGATTTTTATTTTTAACAAAATAAGAGAATAGTTTTGATGCACCACCTACTACAACGGTATTACGTATAGCAGCCATTCTAGTTATTTCAAATTCAAATGATTTATTATATCTAGATTTAGAAAAACTCATGCACATTACCAGTTTATTTTCATAAAATAACCCAATATTATAAGAACTTTTTATATAACCGCTGATATGATTATTTTCAAAAAATTCCTCTGCTTGATAATTGTCTATGACACTAACAATAGTTTTTCTTGCAGGGATTTTTGCAGATTTTCCCAATCTAACGTTTATCATACTTTTTATCAGCAACTTATTATCGTACCAATCATCTGAGAAAATTGTTATTAATTGAATATTTTTATTGTTACATTCGTACCATTTATTATAATGATAAAATTTATTTTTATTGCCAAATCCTTCTGTGTGATATCTTAATCCGCAATACTCTATTGCTAGATTTTTGTCCTTTATTACGATATCTAATTCTTTATTTTTTCTTTTATCGTTTTTATTTGCTAGTACAGTTCTGTCATTTATTAATAAAGGATCAACTCCTACTATACCTTTGATGTAATCTACTATTTCTTGTTGACCAGAACTAATATGTGCTGGATAGCATGTAGGACATCTAGGAATTCTGCCGTTTATTGCAGTACCATCAAAGTGACTATTACACGTATCGCATATCCATTTAAAATGGTTTGAAGTAAAATTAAATGGCTCTTGGTCGTTGGGCCTTATTTTATGAATTTCTAATCTAGAACATAATTTACTATAATAGGTATCAAGCTGTGCTGTTCTTATTTGTTGTTTGATTATTTCACTTTTGCTCGGATTGTCGACACCGTATTTCTCTAAACTTGTTGATTTGATTTTATCCTTGATCGAATCAAGATGCATAGGATGATCGACGCCATATCTTTCTATGTTTGTTGATTTGATTTTATCCTTGATCGAATCAAGATGCATAGGATGATCGACACCATATCTTTCTATGTTTGTTGATTTGATTTTATCCTTGGTTGAATCGAGATGCATAGGATGATCGACACCATATCTTTCTATGTTTGTTGATTTGATTTTATCCTTGGTTGAATCGAGATGCATAGGATGATCGACTCCCAATTTTGCTATATACGACTCTTTTACCTTATCTTGGTCTTTAAATGGATTATCAATACCATATCGTTCGATGTTTGTTTGTTTTCTTTTTTCATTTATAGAACTTTTTGTATCATTAGAATAGGAAAGTTTAGATCGCGAAACATTATCGGATACAGATTGTTCTGTACATTTGCACCTGCTAGCAGGACCGCATCGTCTATATCCTACAGCATATCCTATAAATTTTATATGTTTATTAAAGGGACATTCGGGTTTATACCCATTGACATATACATAAAGTTTTTCGATATCTTTACTTGTAACTAATTTATTACAATCAATTTTTGAGGTTATTTCTTCCCAATAATTTGATTCTTTTAATTGTTTTATTACCAAATTAGCTACTTTAACATTGTTTTTGTATTTTTCAAAAAGATCGTCAATATGCTTCAGTATGTTATTTTTTTCATTGTGAACGGATATTGCACTTCTGTGTAAAATTTCCGTCGTTTCAATTGGTGTCTGTTGCTGAATTTGCATTTGCTACTCACATCGTAAATATCTACTGCTTCTTTGTCATCTGCTTTACGTAAACCACGACCAATACTTTGAATTACTCTAACAAAGCTCTTACCCGGTTCTAATAAAACTAAATTAAAGAGTCTACTAATATTTATGCCTGTTGAAGTGGTTCCATAAGTTGCAATCATAATCGCATTATTATCAAAGTTAATTTCTTTATAATGTTCTCTACGCTCAGTAGCTTTCATTTTACCGCTAATGAATATAGCATCTGGTAATAATTCGTTTAAAATTTGTCCAGTTTCAATTCTATCAATCAGGACTAGAGTATTACCTGTTTTAGCGATTTCCTTGACCTTAGTAGCTAGCCACTCGAGTCGTTCTTTATTGGTAACAAGGTACTTTAGTTCTTCTTGATAGTTATTATATACCAATGTTTCTTGAGTTTGAAGAATATTAACATGGCACTGTGCTAAATGTCCTGCGTCTTGTAATTCTTTAGCAGTAAGTTTACCAATTATAGGTCCAATGGCACTGTACAAACTAACTTGGTTGTATTCTTCTTCTGGAATAGTACCAGTTAATCCCCAGCGAATTGGCACATTAGCAAATGTAGTTGTTAATAGCGTATGTAGTACACCTGTATTCTTAACCATATGCACTTCATCACATATAACAGCAACAAGGTTGTCAAGAAATACTTTTAGCTGATCATCATCAAGTGCATCTTTGTTTTTCTTATCTAATACATTCAAACTCTGCCAGGTGCATATGGTATGAGTGCGATTATACTCTTTACGATCACCGTACAATACACCAACGTCTAATCCGATATTACGGTAGTCTTCTTCTGTTTGTTGTACTAGATTCTTATTGGGAACAATAACAATAGTTCTTCCATATTTTTCAGCAAGTTTGCTCAGGCAAGAAGTTACGATTGTCTTTCCTGCACTAGTAGGAGCAATCGTTATCCCTTGTAAATTATTAACGCATTCATTTATAGCAGCTACTTGATAGTCGCGTATAATAATAGGTTCTCCTGCCATACGATGACCTTCTGGCCATGTGATATCAGCTAGGTATTGATCGTCGATCTGATCAAGGTTAAACTCATATCGTTGTCTACGATCTTCAATTTCAAATTCAAAGTTGTTATCTTCTAGGATAGGCAGGATCTTGTCCAAGAGATTTAAGTAAGTCCTGCCTCCAAGTGTACAAAAACTCTGAGTTCCATCCCATCTGCCTAATTTGAATGCCGGGCTATAACGTGCATGAGGCAAGAAGTACTTGACTGAATTGGCACACGCTTTTCGTGTAGATAGATCTAGATTTTCTAATTTTATGTTGCACTCGTCTTCAATAATTATGTTGCATGATTTTATCATACTACAGTTTACGCTCTTAGGCTACAGATTTCAACACATTCTTATTAGCAAACTTTTCCCAACGTTCTGGCATGGCTTTACGCAAGTCGGCTACTTTAAGAACCGTGCGAAGACTCATTTCACGCATTTTTGCTGCGTTAAGTTCAACATACTTAACAACCTCGTTCTTTTCACTTTCCTCAAATCCATATCCGTGAAACATGTCATTGCGTTCGATAACATCTTTAATATGGATTAACTTTTCACGAATGGTATTCATTCCTAACTGCATGTAGTGACAACGACTCACAATAGCTTCTAAGTGGTTTGAAATTCTCGGACTTCTTAGATTGTTGAAATCTAAATTAGTAATAAAGATAATTCCGCCTTTATACTCAAATGAGTTTGGAATATCTCTATTCTCTAAAATACGGCTATCTTTGTTCCAACAAATTTTACGCACCTTTTTAGAATCAAGTGCCGCTTTGAGGATGTTAAGGCTTTCTTCATCATATAACGCACTGTCGCAGTCATCAAACACCAGTACCTGTCCTTCTTCTCTATAACTCCAAAGCTTGGTATATAGAATAGGAGCACTAATACCACCGGTGATAAACTCGAATTGCGGCATTCCGTTTTTAAATGCAGCCATCAATCCCAGAGTCTTAACCAAGGTTGACTCTACTGTATGACTCTTGCCAACACCTGCTGGACCACTTACTACCAAACCTTTAACAATATTGGAAGCAACTGCTTTGGTCATTTCCTCGAGGATATTAAAAGTCTCTCTGAGTTCTGCTGCAATCTCACCATCGTCGCGAGTATCGTTGGTTGCATCTGTAATCGGACGTAGAATCTTTTCTGCTGCTGCGGCATCAATTGGATGGTAGTCGCCTGGTGAATCAATATAAAGTCGGACTCGTCCATTGCGAAGATTACTGTGTGGTGTTCCGTCTACAACAATGTATAGACCGTCTTTGTCCTTGTGTGGATGGTCTAGCATTTTGAATACTGTATCCTGGATGTCTACTCCCTGACGGGACCGAGCTGAGACAACTTTTACATATGACTGCATTTGGTTCTCCATAGTTAATAGGGTTACATTAACAGATTTTAAAGGTTTGTCAAGCTCTAGATAGCACAAACCTTGTCCATTTTTCTTTGTCTACAATTTGTAATTTGTCGGTTATTCCACATTGTTCAATCAGATATTTGGAAAAACCTTCAAAGGTAGGGGGTTCATCTTCTCTTAAGGTATTTTCATACTCATCAGATATGACCTCGAGTGTGTCTACAAGATCTTGCAGGCCAGTTTTCATTTTATTCCCCCGAAGAATCCTTCCACCGTCCGCAGGTTACACGTTCTGAATAATAACCATTAGATACCCCGTACCAACGCAAGGTCACTGATCCCTTTATGGTTGAGAACTTGTAAAAGGTCCAAGTGTACGACTCGTCATCTTCGCTGATAGGAGGCAGATCAGTTGAACTAGCTTCTTCTGCCAACAGTATTGGGGAATTTTCCAAATCAGCCAGATCTCCAATTACATCTTCCAAATATACTGTTTCACAGCAATCCTGCTCGTGAAACAGTGCATAGCTGTCGGACTTGTTTTCTGCCCAAAATATCAGCTCGTCTTCAAACCGTTCAATTTTGGTAAAGGTCTTACCTACCAAATTAGAAACTTCGCTACGAGAATCATAACCTGTAAAAGACATGCTGCACCTTTTTATAACGTGAAATGAGTATAGCAGGTTTTTGAGTTATGTCAACGGGATTTTATAGCCATGTTAATGTAAACAACATCAAATCTTGTTCATTTTTAAACCAAAATTGCATACCGTGCCATGTAACAGTTTCATTTGGTTTTAAAAACTTATAACACCAATCTGTAATAGCATAATGCTCTTCAACTTGTTGTAAAAGAGCATAATAAGGCCAACCCTGGTCTTTCATGGTTTGCTGACGAGTAGCTATGGTGTTTAAATATTGCTTGCTACAAAGTACCTGCATGATTACCCACGAGTATCGAGATGTGCATCTTCCATTCCGACGATCCTCAATTTTACTATATTGGATATCTGAAATTGCTTGATGTCTAGTCCTTTTATAAGTGCAAGATACTTGTTTCTAACCAGTGCTACTTCATTGATAACTGTACTCATGCTAACAATATCATCTTCTCCGTCGATATATTTTTCAATACTACGATCGCTTAATTCACGATTATAGCGTTCATTATACTTGCGATAATGATCAGAACGTAGTTTATCATAATTAATATTAAGGAATTTTAGAATTGCTTCGAGTTCTTGTAATTGTGTAAATCTGTAGCTCATGATACCAGCAAGTTCTTGAGCATTCTTTTCAATGTTACCCACTATACGTGGTTCATTCTTGGCCTTCTCAAGTTCTTTATTATAGAAATCTATGGCAGACGGTATCTCTGCCATATCTTCTACTACCCGATTATACCACATTTAATTCCTATTCGTCGTAATCGTCTGAATCATATACTGGATAGTCGTCATCTTCTTCATCAGCAAAATAATGCTCAACTGCGCTATCAATATAATCATCTTCGCCAAGAATTGTGTTGAACTCGCTCTTTTCAACGCCTTCTTTTGCAAAAATTGATACCAGCTTTGTTGATAGTTCTTCCTTACGGCTGTTAGGCACGTTTTCTGCTATCATTTCCCACAAATCAATAATTACCGAAGTGTTTATATCCATTGTATCTTACTCCTATATATTTTTATTTTTATACCAAGGGTTATTTAACCCCGAATGAGTTTCTCCGTGATTCTGAGTTTCTCTATAAGTTCCTTTACCATTATCAAGGTTAAACGCTTTCCAACCAGAACAACAACCTCTTCTAGGAATCCACCCTTCTATTACAGCTTTTTTAAGCGTATTAGCAGATATTCCTTTACTTTTACAAAATTGATTTAATCCCCCACATATAATAAATTCTTCTCCGGTTGGAGAAATCAATTTCCAATTAGTCGATTTATTATTATCTTTACCTTTTTTTGATGGCCAATTATCAGGAGATTCTGATCTTAATTTAGATATAGTTTGACCTATTCTTTTTTTAACATCTGGCCAACGTGTATAATTTTGTCTACCACCGACATCTAAATTTATATTCAGTTCGTCTGACATAACTTGTTCTGTGACATATTTCTTTTCCAATGTGTTCATTTCGTCAAAACTATTTCCAAATTCTAAAATAACTTTTTTTAAACTATTAATACCTTTAGATTTTATATAGTCTTTAATAATAACACCCGACCCAAAATAAGTAGGATCAAGTGTTTTTTGACTTATAATTTTATGTTGACCTATATAATATCTATCATCTGGTAATATTGTTTTATAAATATAACCATATGGTAAATTGTTATTATCTTTCATCGTAGTCATCGTTTTCAATTTTTGTATTATCTAATTCTGTAACAGCTAATTTATCTTTAAATTCTTTCATTACTAAATCCATAATGTTATTTTCATTACGATTCCATTCTTTTCTATAATACTTGTGTATTTCCCCATTTAAGTCCACATAATAATAACGATTACCTTCTTTAGTAATTAACTTCTTTTTTTCAAACAAGTCAAATAATCCGCTATATGGGTTAAGACCCGATTCATATGGTATATATAGTTGAATATCAGTAAATGGCTGTGCGTATCTAGTTTTAAGTACTTTACACCCGGACCGAATACCTAATACATCAGTTGTTTTATTGCCATCTTCGTCTTCTTTAAGCTTCAATTTTTTCATACCTATTAATATGCTAGAAGCAAAAATAAATCCAGATCCGCCAGATACAACTGGGTCTGGATTATAAGGGTCCTGCGATGCATAAGAATGATTTGTAGCTATCATTCCAATATTTAAATTACCAAACATATTGACACAATTTGTTACTAATGCTTTAAGAGCCTTAGGCTTACGTCCAAAATCCCCTTTAGAAGTTTCACCAGTTTGAAATTGGTCCACCTGTGTAGGAACCATAGCCATACCTAAGCTATCAATAACAAATAGAACTTTTGGTCTATCTTCGATAGATATTTCTTTATAACTTTTAACAAATTCAGATATAACTGTACCAATATCATCAATCATAGCCATACTAAGTCTCATTAACTTATCTTCAGATGTATTAACTCCTAAAGCCTTAAGCCAAGATTCGTCTAATGCATTTTCTGTATCAATGAGAACAACATATATTCCCATTTCTTGTGCATTTCTAACAATATTACCAGATGCTAAAAATGACTTACCTGAACCTGATTCACCAGAGAGTACTGTTACTTTACCTAAAGGTACTCCTTTGAAAAAGTCTCCCGATATTAAATAATTTAATCCATAACTACCTGTACTGATCCAGTCTGTTGGATCGTTGAATCCAATGCTTAACCCTTCTATACTTTTAGTGATAGATTTTCTAAATTTTGATACGTCGAATGGCTTCATGAGAAACTCCTTCTCTTATTGTTTAAAATATAAAGAGGCGATAGTCAATACTACCGCCTCGTCTTTATTGGATTATTTTCCTTGCTGGCGTCTGCGAATTGCAGCTAAGATGTCTTCTGGACTCTGAGCTTTCTTAGCAGGTGCTTCTGCTGCTGGCTCTTCCCAAGGAGTTTCATCTTCGGCTTCTACAACAGGTGCTTTAGCAGGTACTACCTTGGCAACCTTGTTCATGATGCTGGCTGCTGTTACGTTTGATTTAACCGGAGCAGGTGCTGATTCTGCAACAGTTGCATCACCGTTTTCAGTGTCGCTATCAAATCGCATGCCGTTTGGACGATAGAACTGACTCCAACGATCTGGATCGTATAGTTGCTCTTCAACACTTGCTTGAAACAACTCAAGCATAACAGCAAGATGTGCATCATCTGGTTTCTTTGGTAGGAACTGGCTGAGATTGTTAAGACCAAACTTATCAATAGCCTCTAGTTCTTCTACACCGAGTGGGCGCTCTTTCATGCTCCAGCTGGAGGAGCTGTAGTTGGCATACTCGCCCTTCTTGGTCTTGCTGAGATAAAAGTCACGTCCTGATTCATAATCAGTCGGCGAATTTTCAAGATCCTGACGCATTAGAATTGCTTTAATGGAATCAAATACGCTAGGATTAATAATGAATCTGCGAATTGGATTCTCAGGTGTTGCGTCTTCCTTGTTAGGATTTTGCACTACAAAGCCCTGGAATAGAAAACTCTTCTTGCGATAATACTTACGTGCAAGGTCTTCTAAACTTGAATCCTTCCACCATGGGCGGATTTCTGCTGTAATTGGGCAGCTACCTGGTTTCCACATGTCAACACATGGAACTTGTACTTCACATGGACGACTGTTATCCATACCCTTTACACCTGGGAATGGTAGTTTGATAATCAAACGTTCTACCCAAAAGAAGTCGTTTGTATTATCACCGTCTGGAACAAATCGTAATGTTGCTGAACTTCCGTCTGGGTTATTCCAAAATGGGTAGATACTGTTATCCCCCGAAAACCCACCGCTCTTTGTGCGGTCTTTGCGAGCTTCTTGCTCTAATAATTTTGCTTGAATTTCTTTTAAACTAAGTGCCATTTGGGACCTCCTTGTGCCTCATTGAGATAAAGATACTGACAAGTCATCTTTCTGTCTTGTCAGTAACAGTATATTTATACTAGATCGGAGGTCAAGTAGCAATAAGTTTTATTTTGAAATTAGATCCCGCTCAAAGTTTTGATACGGTCCAACCCAGGATCAACAACCGGTACCTCAGGCTCATGCTTGATCCCCTTGGATGCTTTGAACACCATCTTAACCAATTCAACATCGTCTGGATCCATTACACCATGTGTTCTCAGTGTACCTGCAGCAGAGGTCAGCTTTGATCTCAGCATGTCATCATCAACACACTCAGCTAACTGTTCAATTTGCCAAGCCATTCTATCCTTTTGATCAGGATAGTTTGAACACTCGCTGGTTAGATCTGGTCTACTTGTAAAATTAACAGTGGGTGCTTCTACTAGATTAGCAGTTGATAGATACTTGGCAGCAACCAATAAAGTTGCAGCATCATTGCTATCACGTTCGCACATGCACTTCTCTAATAGTTCTTCATATATCTTATTGATAACATTAGAATCTTCATTGATATTTTGTTCTTTTAAGCCGCCCGAAGCCAAAACGTATCCTCTTGATCCGCTTAGTTTCTTAACATCTTTATTGATTTTATGTAGAGATTCTCTAAGTGCTGTGGTTTTTGATTCATCGCCTGTTGCACGAATCATTTTAGCTGATCGTTTGAGATCCATATAATCGCTACTTAATTGTTGAATAGCTTCACCGATTTGATCGTGCATCACACCATTATTTGAAAAGTGTCTGGCCATTGCTCTAGCACCAGCGATATGCATATGTGGATACATTAATCTTTCGCCTAGTGCATTTTCAACAAATATTGCTCGTACATGTCTCCAGCGGCTACCTTTTTTTTCTTCGTTGATAGCATCTGTATGACGTATGATTATTTTACTATTGCCAACTCGTTGATAGCTGCTTTTGGTCGATCCAAATGGTTTGCTGATATCTTTGCTTTCTACAATGTTGTTAACAACTTCATCTTTTGGTGTAATTGCATGATCAAATTTAAACCAATTAACACTTAAACCTTCTCGATCGCCTACATTTCGTTGAATACTATTTTTTAATTTGTGTATGAAATCAAAATCCTCATTATTATCCAGGTTAGGTGTTTTAATATCAACGTGACTATTATGATTTTCATCATGTACACCAATTAAAATACTATACTTTTCTAATTCTGGATCGTTGCTTGCTATAGTAGCAAAAAATCGTGTAGCTTCATGTGGATCAAGTGTCTTGGTGCCAGTCTTATCAAACATTTGAAGTGTAAATCCAGAACCCTTTAAGATTCCAAAAATTTTGTCACCAATGATTGACCAATTAAAATTCATTATGTTACTCCAAATGTTTGCAAGTAATATTTAGTTGATGATCACGCTCATTGGCATTGGTTCTTCGTGATCATAATCGTCACCAAAATCGTCTCGCAGTAGGTCACCGACTCTGTCATCCCAATTTTGAACCATTTGCATCATTCTCACACAGAGCATAGTAGCCATTACACAATCGTCATTCTCACCAGGTTTAGCAGCAAAGCCTTCACCTTTACTCACAAAGAATTTAAGTTGTCGTACTAGTGGTCTACTGAATATTTTCATTTTTTCTGCTTCAATTAGGCTTTTTAACTTGGTGCAGGCTTGTGCTTTGGATCGTGTATTGGTATTAAGACCGCGTCGCGGACGACCTTGTCCTCTAACACGTTGTTCATGTAACATTGTACCATTGAAGCGTTCTTCGCCTATTTCTGTTATGGTTAATAATGCAGCCTCGCCCCAACTGTTATTTTCAAGTGTAAAGTATATGTCCGGATCGCCTCGGTGCTCGGGCATCTTTTTTAATTCACTGTAGATAAAATTCACAATGTTCTGCACAGTCTTTACTTGATTAGGTATACTGGTTCTATTGTGTGTCCACTCTGCTACTTGTTTCATTTCTGGTAAACTAAACACTTCAATAGCAGCAGGATCCTTACCTACACCTGCACTGGGATCTAATGCCACTAGATAAGTCATATTGGGTTTTAGTTGATCATACCAACGTATTTCGTTGGTTTTATATATGGGGTCAACACCCTGTAGCTTTAACAATGTTACAGCATTAATAAGTGTTTCATCAGCAGTTAAGAATTGACACCCGTACTCTCGGTCGAACTTATCTGCCCCTATCTTATTACGTTCTCTTGTAGCCCATTCTTCATCTCTACCAGGAACATCCGAATAGTGTGATGTAAATGCTTTAAATCCGTTTATACCCAATCCATTTGGTATATCATTGCCCCAATCATCTATTGTCTTGTTAGCACCAACCCAAATTTCAGCAAACTTATCTTCATCACTATTAGGGGTAGATGTAATAATACATTTACCACCTGTTGCAAGTGTGGGACTCATAGCAGTCCAAAATTCTTCTGCAATACGAGGCTTAACGAACGCAAACTCGTCCAAGTATAATAGTGAAATAGACATACCACGTCCAGAATCTGGTGTAGTAGTTGTGGCTTTGATTCTCGACCCATTGTCAAACTTAATGTCCTGCACATTATATGTTGCAGAGCCTGCACGTAACCAGTTGGGCAATTCTTCATATGCGAACTTGATACGATCCATAATTTCTGTAGCAGCACGGAATTTGTTAGCAGCAATCAACACTGTTACGTCGTCATTAAACATAGTATACCATAATAAGTAACCTGCCGCAGTCGTAGTCTTTCCACTTTGACGAGGAAGTAGTGCTATAACTTCCTTGTATTTCCAATAGCATTCTATTAGGTTCTTTTGATATTGATATGCTTCGAATGGTATTTTACCTTGAGTAGGATGTTGTATCCACATGTATTGTTGCATGAAGTATAGTGGATCGCTCATACACTTTTTTATTTCTCGTATTTGATGAGGTGTGTATGTGGTCTTTTGGTTAGCTGGTTTAACTAACGTGAAATCAATATCAGACTTGCTCATATATTAATTTAGCTGTAGAAAATGGTCAACTGATCGATATGATCCGTATTTCCTATCATTTACACTTAAAATCACTTCTTGAACTATGGCATCTATATTCTGATGCCAGTAGTTCAAAAATTTATGTGTACGATATAGTTCAGGAACTACATCTTCTGTCTGCCAAACAAATTCTTGTACTATTGATGTATAATCAGTTCTAAAATAAAATATATCAATAGTTACCAATTGTTTATGGCGTATGATCATTATTTCATTACATCCTGTCTATCAATTTGACTCATTGGACTCATGCTGCCGTCTGTTTTTGGTTCTTGGCCTGCATGCGGATCCTTATCAAATTCTTGACGATCAGCCGCTGTTAACGGACTTGCTACACCATCTTCATTTGGTATGTCGCTTTCGCCTAGGAATTTTACATAATCATTTACGATTCTATTGTAACGTTCCATTGATTCTTCAACCATTGGATTGTCGCCCATCATGCCCTTGACCATTTTCTGTGCAGGGGTAGGTATCTTATACATGTAAGTTTCTGGATCTACTTCTTTACCCTCATCGTCGACTTCACAGTGTCCGTGATCATATTCAGCATGTTCTTCCATCGTAACACCGTCATGTCCTAATAATGGACCCGATGTTTGTGTAGTCATTGGGCATTCGCACATTGATTCTGGCATATGACATACTTCACATGTTCCGCTGTCGTCTGCTACAAAGTGGTCAGCATCAACTTCTGGTTGATCAACTGCTTGTGCAACCGGTCCGTCCATGTCAGGAGCAGGTGCACCATCCATATCAGGTGCAACTGGAGCTACATCCACAGGTACTGCTTGAATTGGAGCATCATGTGGCATAACAGGAGCAGGTTGACCAGATAGTTGCATTAATCTAGCAACAAACTCGTCAGCTTCCGGACCGTCGAGTGTGATGTTTATACCTTCATCAAGTTCGTCGCCTTCGTAAATACCTTCACCCATGCCTGGGAAACTGGTACCAGCGGAATCAGCTTTTGGTGCAGATTTTGCTTTTGGTGCATCTTCCTTGACATCGTCCTCTTCTAAATCCTCTTCGTCGTCGTGTTCGCGATCTTCTTCCTCATCACGATCTAAATCTTCTGGTTCCATCCACTTATAACGACCTTTTTCGTCATAGTACTTTGGATCTTTTGGAAATCCGCTAGCTTCTAAATCGTCATCGTCTTCGTCACCGTCCTCAACAGACTCATCGAAATCTTCTTCTTCGTCGCTGTCGTACTTGCGTTCTTTATGCTTTAGGTCAGCATCTGGATCCTCGTCATCATGTTCTGGATCATGCGGAACACCGTCTAGGTCATGATCAAAATCTTGTTGAGCTTTTGTACGCTTCCATTCTTTACCATCTTCTAGCATAGACTCGTTGATAATATCAAGTGACTTTCTTATTAGATCTTTATTTTCCATGGTATTACCTCACTTTCTCGGCTTTTAGACTAGCTCTTGGAGCCGAGACTGACTCACGCTTGCCTTTACTGTCTTTCATTAATTTAATTTTCTGTGCTGCACCATCATCAAAATTACCATGATGTCCTAGGTTTATGGGATCAACTGGTGGTACATCTTTACCTGCGCCTTTGTTAACAGGCTTAGGTGTATCAAATCTTTCATTGAAGTCATGTGATTCAACTGCTTGTTCATCCATGACCTTGTCCATGTCAATCCAACTGAATAATGGAGCAGGTGCTTCGTAATGATCTGTTTGTCTATCATCAGCAACTGATCTTAGGTAATCTAACAATTTCTTATTGTAGTCATTACCAAATACGTCAGTTAGAATTGGTTCTTCTGCATCATTATAAAATCTGTCTGTGCTTAATCTAGCAGCAGGCATCAATGACTTATCAGCAGCCATATCATCCATATCATGTTCAAATGCAGTGTCATTTGATTCTAGTTCTACGGGTTCGTTAGCACCTCTGACAACTATATAATCTTCTGGTATGTTAAGCACAGCTTTTAATTGCTGCATTATAATGTATGGGCTAAGTGGCATACCAGTAACTGCTCTAATCTGCCAAATATTCTTATTAGGTATATCATAAAAGTCCATCTTGTCATGTTCAACATGTTCTGGTTTGCTGATGCTGATCAAATCATGTTTCTTTAAGAATGATTCAACTGTGTCAAACTGATCGTCAGTTGGCTGCATAGCAAACTTTATAGCATAGACATTTTCTTTAACAGACTCTTCTAGATATTGTATAAAACTCTTCATGGATTTAGACTCCGAATGCTTTGTTATTTATGTCAATACCAATGAGAATTACCAACAACTGTTATCACTTGTCGTCTTGGTCAATACCTTTAAGCTGTTTAAGCAGCTCATTACGATCCAATTTTACAGCAGTTCCTTCTACAGCATCACTGTCACGATATTGCTTGTCTATCTTTAACTTATCTAACTGTAGCTTTAATAATCGTAACTTCTTATCTACCTTGCTGTTCTTGGCATCTACTGCTATTTTAAGCATTTGACTACTGCTGCTGAAGATTTCACCGGCATGACGTATCTCAACATTCATACCAAGGTCCTGCAGTGTTTTATGTGCATCTATTGCTAGTTCTGCAAGGTCATCCATTTCCTTATCATGAGTATCATAATGATTCATCTTGCTAAATTGTTTTTCTAAGTCTTTAGCTTGCGTAAGTGCAGACATTAAATCTTCTGGGCTAGGAGTTTCTTCAACTTCAGTTTCTATGTTAGAATCATCATCAGTGTCATTATCGCTTGCAACACTGTCTAAATTAAATGTATCCTCTAACTGTTTGAATCTCTTACTCATTTTTTACCTTTTTGATAAAATAAAGAATCTTCAGTAATGAGCCTAAAAGTTACCCCGTTTTTCTTACACCAAGTCATAGCGGCTGCCCATTTAGCCGTATTAACTATTAAAAATGCTTTATCTCTTTTACTCTTTGCATTTTCAGCAAGTGCTTCTTTTTTGGGTTTTACTTCTACAAGTTCGGCATGTTGTTTACCGTTCTTATCTTTATATAGCACTAAAAAGTCGGGTACATATTGACTTCTTTTACCAGATAGTGGATTTACATAGGGTATTTTGATACTTTCACTAGCCCACTGTATAACACTAGGATGGTTATCAAGAAAGGTCATCATCGCAAGTTCCCATGAACTTCTCCAGGTTGGAGAAGCATTTCCAATAAGTTTATTTGGATTTTTTGGTACAAATGTTCCCTGGCTATATTTTGTTGTTTTTTGATTCATTGTTAATTTTCACTTTAAAGATGATTGTAATGCAGCGGCTATATTTCCGTGTAGTGTGGGATTGTTAACCCATGGTTGTGTAGTATTAAGGCTTTGATAACCGAACTGTACGCTATCATTTAAGAATGTGTTTATAGTTGCAAGAAAATTTGATTGTAACTGACCATTTTTAAATAATGATTGTACACTTACACCTGTTTGACTGACATAATAAGTAGCTAAACTACTAAGACTCTCTACTAACTCGGGTGGTACTGTTTGTCCACCGAATACACCTTTTGCATAGTTGTATACTTCTGCTTTAAGTCCTGATTGATAAGTTGATGGAACATTAGAAAGTACATAATTACTTGCATTAGCACTACCCGGAAGAGTTGTATTATTTGTAGTGTCAACAAAACTATATGAACCATTTGTGCTGGAAATATTTAATTGTCCTGCATTGAGAGCTAATTGTTTTTTAATATTATTAATTACAATATCGTTTGATGCCATTATAATCTTCCAAAGTTAAATGATCCATACGGACTTAAGGTTGAACTAGCAGAGGTATTATAAGAGTTTATAAATGAATATCCTGTACCAAGATAGTTACTGGGAATAGATGGATTTGTTGTTAAACCAAATAGTGTATTTGCAGCTTGAACACCTTGTGTTGTTTGCCCGACAATTTTACCAGCAGTAGGGGAAATTATTCCCAGAGGAGAATTATTAAACAAATTTAATGTGGTATTAGCGATCTGAAAAGCAGAATTAATACTAGACGCTAAATCTGTTGGTAATAAAGTGGATTGTAAACCGCCTAAAGTGCTATATATAGAGCTAGTAATGTCCTGATTAGGAACCGGAACACCCGGTACTTCTGTAGCTGCCTCAATATCAAATCCAAACTGAGCTAGTTGTATTGCCGTAATTGGGGTACTTGGTAGATATTCAATAGCTTCATATGATAATGTCATTTGTAAATCAGCCATTTCACTTGAACTAGAATCATATTGTTGCCAATCAACTCTGGTAATTTTTGGGTTGATATAATTTATCTGAGTATAGTATCCGCCATATATAGCATAAACTTCAACTCTATCAAAAAAGTTATAGTGTTCATCTCTAGGATTTAATCCCCAGCCTGTATCGTATGCAAAGTTTGGATCTGTAACCATTTGATTATAAACAGTTGTTGCACCAGTGGCACTGGTACCTTTTGTTCTACTATCCCCAAAATAGAATGTAAAATATCTTCGCCACATTTCTAATGGTATGTTATCAACTGTGTCGTAAAGTCGAATAGTAAATGGGTGATAATTTATTTTTGTATATGCGTATCTTTTTCTATTGTACTGGTTTAATTCTTGTACATTCAGCTCAATTTGTGGTTTATCAACCGTATGTATTTTAAAACTAACCCCCGTTTCCCAACTACCCAATCTATAATAATCTGGATATCTATTCAATGCTGCCTGACTAGCTACAAAATTAGCATAGAACATGTATTTGTATCTGGGAATGGCTCCAAATACAGTTGCAGGTCCGCCTCTTGCTTTAAAGAATGTGGATGCTAATGGTTTTTGACGTACGTATTGCATACTGATATTTAGTCAAAAAATAAGGCTACTTTTTGCAGTAGCCTTATTGTATTCATTATATTACGCTATTAGCCGGCGAACGGACCAAAACCAGTAATTGGTTGAACCTGTGGCATAATTGTATTGTCCTGTGTTGCATTGTCATAACGAACAGTTAATGTGATAGCAACCGGGTCGCTACTAGTGTAGTCCTGACCGTCATATGCAACTGTTTCTAAGTAGCAACCTTCCAAATACCAGTTTTCTAATACTCCTGTATTTCCGCCGTCTAGTACTTCAATAACTGTAGTAAACTTAAAGTTAATACCAGCAGTGGCACTGGTTTGATCGAAGTGGTTCATTTGCTTTTGAACTTGTGCGCCAACTAAACTACTAACACTGTTAGTAACATCGTCGCGTACTTTAATTTCAATGTTATTCCAAGTTGGTTTTTGTGGAATATACATGATATTATTGTAGCTATGTAGTGCTGTATTTTCATGGTTTAGTGTTGGACGTCCACAGCTTTCAACTTGTCTTGTTAGACTTAATGCTGCTCCAGCTGGTCCAAAATTCTGCATGCTAACCCTAAATCTGTATTTCAGTTTAGGCATTAGAATGCCAACGCCACTTGTTCCCGGTACTAGTGGTACACCGAATTTACTAAGTGTAGGTTGGAATGCCATATTATCCTCCAAATGTATGCATTGTATTTATACAACTTGGTCTGATTAGATTCTGTGGATAGTTAAAATAGCAAATTTACAGTTTATATAAATTAATAACTTACAATATCTAGTAAATGATTGAGTTAAGTCCAACTGTAAGAAAAAGAACCAGCGACACCATCACTGCCAGGTGTGCCGGATCCATAAATTCCATCCGAACCAGCGGGGCCACCTGTGCCGTGACCACCACCACTAGCAGATAATGAATCACCAAAACTAGGAGCATTGGCTGTAAATCGATGTGTATAACTTGCTGTACCCGATGAACCACCACCCCCCGGGCCGCCATTGCCGGCGATAGATCCGCCAGAACCGGGGCCACCGCCGCCGCCGCCACCTACACTGGGCGCCCTACTTCCGCTGTCAGGAGTTCCTTGTCCACCCGGTGTTCTGAATCCGCCGCCGCCGCCGCCGGCACCGGCGCCAGCTGATGCAAGTGTTGTACCACCGTTTACAACTGTTATAGCTGTTCCAGGTGTTCCAGGTGACCCGTCGCTACCGACAGGTCCAAACTTAGGATCAAGTATGTAAACAGC